AGTAATTATTTCACAAACCCGCAGAAACATTTAGTAGCGCACTCAATCCACGAACGTGATCACCGTTATGCCGGCCTAAATACATTCAGGATAGATTTTGCATAGCGGAGCTGCCCTGCCCTGGCGCGACATCACCACCGACGACTACGCGCCCCGCATCTTCCCAGAGACGTCCGGCAGCGCGCAGTGGATCGCGTCAAGCGACCGCGTCTACGAATTGCTGAAGGGGCAGCACGAGGGCTTGTATCGGCTCCGCCTGGTCCTGCGCGAGGCGGTCGATCTGAAGCGCGGACCGAAGGCCGACCCGCTCTGGTATTGGGACTACGACGCGGGCCCGCCCGCGATCACCTGCGTGACCGAGACCTGGATCCTGACGAAGGATGGGAAGCGCCGGCGGGTAGGCGAGAATGGTTTCGCCCGCTGAGGAGTACCCATGCGCAAGGAAAAGGCACCCTCTGACGCTCCAGGGCGGCTTGCAGTCGAGAAGGAGCCGGATCGCTCCCCGGCCGGCCTCCGCACCACCGCAGACCGAATCGACCAGCGCAAGGACAGCGGCTTCTTCGTGCCTGGGTCAGCAGCGAGCGTCTACGCAAAGGCTATGCGGGTTCTGGCCCGGGAGCGGGAGCAGAGGCCAGAAATAGGAAAGCCCGGCACACCATGACGGTGGCCGGGCCTTGGTCCCCTCGCAGCTAGCTAGGCTGCGATCTTATAGTTCGACGGATCGGAGCCATCGATACGGATGGGCGCGGTCTCAGCGCTGGGTACGCACCAGCCCGATAGCTCACGCACACCGGCGTCTTTGGGCAGGCCGAGGGCTTCGATCGCCTCGAGGCGAATCAGTGCCTCGGCGTTATTGTCGAGCTCGATTTCATTTCGCTCCCACCGGCTCACAGTCAGGGGTTCGCGATGCACGATTGCAGCGAGCTCAGCCTGAGTGAGGCCCATTTCGGTACGGAGGAATCGCAGCTCGGGACCGGATATGGCCGAGCGCTTGCTCACGATGCCATGAGCGATGGCCTTGTGCAGACCATTGATATTCGGGATCGTGACGCACTCCTCGCCGGCATCGTCATGCACGAGGGTGGCGCCCTCGATCATGACGTTGGTGAGACCGCTCTCTGTGTAGCGATAGGCGTTCATGGTTTTCCTCAATAGATAACTCAGTGAGGCATAGAGCCTCAAATATGGAGCATTAAGCCCCATCATTATTTACGATTCGTCTACATACATCACCGTAACTAGTTTCATCTGGCAGTTGTTTGCATCGGGGATAACTACGACGCGGATGGTCCGGCTTCCTGAGTTCGGGGACCGGCTTTCGATCCGGTACTTGTAATACCCAGGACGCGTAGATGGCTCCGGATCTTCGTACACGAACCCGTGTTTTAGGACGTACAGAACGTCACCCGTTGTCAGATCCCGCTCGGCCAGCCGCTCCCGAATGTGCATCGTGTAGGTCATTGGAAGCTGCTCATCGCGAGCCAACTTCCTGATCTCACTGGTAGCCAGCGGAGGCTTCCAGGGCTGGTCGAACGGCATGAGTGCTCCCCTTGGCACCAGAAGCACTTATCATCATGATAAGTTCCTAGCCATAGGTAATAGGTAGTAGGATGGTCGCAAGGGGCGGCGGTGGCATCGGTGCCACTTACCCAACCGGGTAACTGCGCCGGCACCCTGTTCCCTTGGCTCCGACGAGTCCAGGCTCCGTGCGCGGCCGCACAAAATCCTGCTGCTGCCGGAGCCGGGCGGGTGCTAGAAGCGCCGAGTAGGGTTCCAGCCGATTCCCGCGCACGTGCCGCAAGCCTTGCCGCTTAAGTAGCCCGAGGCGCTGCACTCGGGACAGGCGACCCAATCATGCTCACCTAGCATGCTCACCCAGACCCCCGGGCGCTTCTGTCCGGGGCATCGGTGAGTGGCGTTGATCATGCCCATCGTGTAGCCGACGTCGCCGCAACGGGTGCACTGCGCGACAGGGCGTGGCTTAGGCTTCTGGGTAGCTTGCATGCCGTACGCTAGCACTGCCTGCTTGGGAAAGAAAAACCCGCCGCGGCCGGAGCCGGGCGGGTGAAGGTAGATGCCCTCGGGAAGGACATGCCGGCCAAAACCATTCTGGCGGCTCGCCGCGTCGCTTGCAGGATCCGTGCAACAGCGGGATGACCGGGCACGGAAACTCACTTCGCATTGCGCCAGCTGAAGGGGATCCGGTTGTCCAAGCGAGGAGCTGCGCTAGATCAGCCGCGCCGATCCGACAGTCCCCCCATTCATCGTCCGGGTCGGTGGCGGCCGAGTCCTTCACGGGGTCTCAACTCGGCCGCCTTTCCGCCTGCTCCGCCGTTCAGTAGAAGCCACTCGTCGTTTGCTCCGTAAGCGTCACGCACGCGCGGTAGGCTGTCTCGCCCGCCTCGTCCCGTACGACAGCGGTGAAGGTGCGATCATCGCACTTCAATCCGCACTCCCCGGCCACCTCGTACAGCGCACGGACGGCCAGGCAGCGACCCGCCTGCAGGTCCGGAAGAACAGTGCCCTCCTCGTCCGTTACGACGTATTGTCCTGCTGCAACGTCAACGAAGTACCGCGGCATCTGCCTTCTCCGGATCGCTTCAGATGACTCAGGAATGCCTGATGCGACGTTTTGTTCAGCCCTCCTAATTGCGGCGCCATCTAATCTGCAACGAAAAACCCGCCTCGGATTGCTCCGGGCGGGCTAAGTTTGGGTCACTTCCCACCATGCGATACCGCGAGAAGCGTGGCTGATGGCAGGTTGTTCCGCCCCCCCTTAACGGCCTTCATCCTCCCATCGGCCACTAAGGGTGAGCTTCGCTCGATACAGGGTGTTCCCCTGGTCATCGCGGACCGACGCAAACCAGCTTTGCTGGTCATTCCCTTGGATGGAACGGGTCGCGATCTGCGCCAAGGTATCGAGCGCTAAGCAGCGTCCAGCCGCCTCGTTTGGCAGAACGGTGCCCGCGTCGTCTGAGGTCGAGCCCTGGGTTTGGCCGACGTCCAAAAAGTATCGCGGCATCCGTTTTCCCGCTGGTTTTGACATATGATAAAGCGGCAAAACCGTGCAGGTTCACTGGTTCGCCTGCAAAATAAACCAATTACGGTCATCATACAGAACGATGCCGCTGCGTGCCCCCCAATGCGCTAATGGTGGAATCTCCGATATCGTGCCTGCATACCAAACTGCCGGACGAGACCTTCGTCGCTCCAGAGATCAGTTCGGATATCACTGCCTCTAGAAGTGACGATCAGGATCGCTTCAGCATCGCTGCCAGCCGTAAAATCTCGGACGTGAATAATTCGGCCGTCGGTATGGCGTGTGATCGCACGGTACGCCCGCGTCGGCTTGTCGTCGGCCCGCAACGCGGGCGGCTTGGCATATTCCATCCATTCTCCAGGTTGCTGCTGGCCGTGGTACCTGAAATACCAATCGGAGCACGCGAGAGTTCAAGGGCGCCTGGGCCCATATGCTCAAGCTTCCGTGATTAGAATGGCGTCTCTTTGACGTGGAGCGGGATTACCGTTTCGTCGCCTGAAAGTAGCTACAAGAAATCCGCGACAGCTCTCGCTGGGCGGGTTAGGCAGAGATGGGTGCCCCGCAGGTCAAGCAGCGAATGGATCTCACATTTGAGAGATCAACCCGCGCAGCGGATGTCTCGCGTGCCCCGCGTCAGTCCCTGGATCGCCTCGACCATCTCGCGGTGCTCCTGGTGGCGGTCCTCGGCGAGGCGCTTCTCGTGCTGACGCCGCTCCTCGAGCAGGCGCCGTTCATGCTCGCGGTGCTCCTCGGCCTCCTTTTTCCGGAAGGCCATCTCGGCCTCACGCATCAGCGTGCAGCGATCATGCGATGCCGAGACCCCTCGTAGGGCATCGATGATGTCCTTCAGGTCGCTCTGGCCCATGACCATGCCGGCGATCTGGGCCAGCCCACCCCCGCCCACCGTCGGGCGCTCGATATGCGGCTTCTCCAGCTTGGCCCGCATGTAGCCGATGACCGCCAGGATGATGCCCCCGCCGCCACCAGCGGCCAAGAGCGTGCTCAGGATGTCGACCCACTGCTTCACGTCTTCAGGCGACATTGCGCGGCGCAGCTCCGGCGGAGAGGGAACCGTTCTTGAACATATCGTAGCCGGTTGCGAGGACGCACCAGCCCTCGAAGCCGAAGCAGACCCAGTACCAGCCGTAGCCGGCCGGCAGCCGGACATTCAGGGCGTAGGAGCCGACCAGCATCAGGAAGCCGATGGCGAGCCAGCACAGGCCGCCAGAGAGCGCGCCGACGAAGCGGATCACCGGCGTCCTGCGCCACCATCCGTTGATCGCCAGCCCGACCATCCTGAGGATGGCCACAGAGGCCGCCATCATGCCCCACCGCGACTCCGTCATGACCTGGCCCATGATCGAGTAGACCGGCATGTCGAAGTAGGCCTCGGGCCTGAGCATGCTGGAGCCCCAGACCAGGAGCATGCAGGCGAGCATCCACTCGGTGGACCGCGTCTTGTTCATGGCGGTCGGGTTGTGGATCGGGTGCATAGTGACGCCCCCTACTTCACGACGCCAGGCAGCGCCCCCGGCACGCCCGTCGTCCGCTCGTAGGTGCGCTGGACGCCAAGACCCAGGATGCCGGTCAGCACCACCATGAGGTCGTTGATCGACAGCGTCGGTGCCGGTGGGATCGCAGCGCCGATGGCCACTCCGACGAGGTTGGTCGTCCAAGTCAGGATCGGGGCGAGCACGAACTGATAGCCGAAGCCGCCGGCGCAGATCCAACCGACCGAGGGACGCCAGCGGGCCGAGAACCGGTCGTTCCCGGTCGCCTCGGCGAGGTTGACCGTCGTCTGCGCCTTGGCCACCTCCATGGTGGCGTTGATCGCCGCCACGTCGCGCGCAGCAAAAGCTTGCTCAAGTTCTGCCCGAGCTGCGGCCTTAGCATTCGGGTCCGGCACGAGCCGGTCAACGAGGATCTTGGCGGTGTCCGCCACCGAGGGCAGCACAGCGCCGATGGCTGGTCCAATACCGCCTGTCAGCGCACCGCCGAGGATGTTGCCGATGAAGCCGCCTGCTCCGTTTGCCATGTCAGTGGCTCCAATCGTTGAAGAAGCCCGCAACAGCGAGCAGGATGAGGATGACGACGATGCCGAGGGCGCCCAGGCCGGCAAAGGCCAGCACCTCGCCCCACGTGACTGCGCTTTCCATGGGATCAGCCTTTCTTGAGCGGGAATGCCGTGCGGAAGCGATCGGCCAGCGCGCCCCAGAAGCCTGGTTCCGGCGCCGGAACGGTCGCAGGGGCGTCGGCGCGCGGCGCGGGAGCGAGGATGACGCCGCTGTTGCGCGGCGCAGGAGCCACGAGCGGGCCGGCGGGAACGGGGATCGGCGCGACGGTGACCGGCGGCACGGGCAGAGGCGCCGAGGCGGCCATATTCAGTGCCTCACGCAGCACGCCGTCGCACCGGGCCGTCCAGCCCTTGCCGAAGGTAGGCCAGGTCGACAGCTGCCGCAGAAAGGTCATGCGGTCGGCCATGATGTGTTCGATGGTCGAATCCACCGGGCGGTTGGCGACGTTGGCCAGGGTGATGGAGCCGATCACGCCGTCGTCGGCCACGCCCACGGCGCGCTGAAGCGCCATGGCGGCGCGCTTTGGACCCGAGTTCACCGCGAAGTCGAAGACGGCATAGTCGAGCCCGGCCGGAAGTTCGTCGCCGCGGATCGCGTCCCAGTAGTTCTTCCGGTAGATCGGAGCGACCGACTCGCGGGTGAGCGCCTTTACCTCGGCCTTGCTCGCCGGGCGACCGAGCCACGAGGACAGTGTGCCGATGGTGACGCCGAGATTGGTGGCACCGCCTGGATCGGCCGGATGATCGACCCAACCACCTTCATGCTTAAGGGTAAGCGGGAACGCTCGCGAGAAGTTGTCCGCAGCCATAGGTGACTCCAGGTTGTCGGAAGTGAATGTTCGACTTTGAGCACCTCGCCCGAGGCGCCGGGTGGGCGGTCACCGAATGCAGGACGATCCGGGGCCGCTTACTGAGGACGCGGCGGTGGCGCGGCGCGGACGCTTCGCCATCTGGGGCATCGTTTTTGCCCTAGCGCTCACGGTCGTTTGGGCGGGGATGCTTGGCGCCGGCCTGATCTGGCTCGCGGTGTGGCTCGCCAAGCTGCTGATCTGACCTCTCCACACTTCGATCCCGGTAGGCCGGTGGATCAGCGCCGCCGGGCCGGCCGAGCGCAGACGAGGGACGGGATCAGTTCGATCGTCACAGCCACGCAGACCGTGCGGTGCCGGGCGGCCATGGCTGGAGAGGCCAGCGCGCAGAGGAGCGCGGCGGCGAGCAGGGCGCGAGCCATGGGTGGTCTCCGGATTGTCGAGGATCAGCCGTTGAAGGCGCGCAGACGCTGCTGGTTCATGGTCCAGTCGCGCGTGACGATGGCTTGGCCCAGGCCCGAGCCCGAGACCTCGTCGTAGCGGGCTCGGTAGAACAGCCCGTTGAAGGTGGCGGTGAAGGTCTGATTGTCGCCGATGTAGCCGCGCTCAGCCGGACCGAGGATGTCGAAGGCGACCTTCGTGACCCACGGGGTGGTCAGACGCAGCTGGCCGTCGAGGTAGAACAGGAACCGGGCCTGCGAGCCGTCCGCGCTCGTCTGGTACTCGTAGGCGTGCTGGTGGACGTTGAAGCTATCGAACAGGTTGGCACCGCCTGCGGCCCAGATGCTCTGCTGCACGCCGGGGAACTGGGCCGCGGCGTCGGTGGCGACGTTGCTGGCGTTGGCCACGGCGTTGATGAGGAAGTGCCGCTGACCGGTGATGGTGTTGCTGATGTTGACGATGGCGTTGTTGATGCCCTGCGCCCCACCGCCGTAGAGCTTCGTCCAGAACGTCAGCAGGAAGTTGTTCGAGGTACGCAGGAACTCGAGGGGCAGCTCGACGCCGTAGGTGTTCTGCCCGAAGAAGTGCAGGCCCCCGCCGTCGATCTGGAAGGCACGCTTGGCCTGCGCGGGCGTCCCGCCTCGGATCAGGTTCTTCATCGGCGTCTGCGCCACGACCGGCGTCGCCGGTGCCCCGTAGGCGCTGGGCACGTCGATGATCGCGGCCGTCCGCCCCTGCCAGGCCGAGGGGTCGAAGTGCAGGATGTCGCCGGCGCCCAGGCGCGCCTGCGTCAAGACCTGGATGGGTCCGGTCATGGATCAGCCTTTCGGGAAGGAAGGTGTCAGGCGACGGGCGAGAGCGAGGCGCCCCAGGCGAGGAGGCCCTTGGTGGTATCGCCCGCGTAGGAGGTCGCCCCGGTGTCGTCGGCGAGCGTGATGACGAGGCTGTAGTCGGTGCCGCTGGTGCGTGTGGCGGTGATGAAGACCAAGAACCAGCCGTTGCCGCAGTCGATGATGCCGCTCGACACCACCGTGGTGCCGTTGGTGCCTGTGGTGCCGCCGATGGTGCCGGCCGCGAGGTTGACGCCGCCCAGGATCGCCTGACCGCTGGCCGAGGGCGTGTTGAGCGCGAGCGTGCAGCGGCTGCGGCCGGCCGCTTTCAGGAGAACGGCGAAGCGCTGCTTCGATCCGGCGGCAACCGCGGGTGCGGCACGGACGATGAAGTGATTGCCGGTCGCCGAGGTCTCGGAGATGAGAGTCGGCGTGCCGTAGCCGTCCGGCGCCCGGACGCCGGCGGCAGCCGCCAGGGTCACCAGCTGCCTGGTCCAGGCCGCGTCGGTCATGTCGCCGACGTTGGGGATCACGTTGCCGGGCGGGATGAGGTCGAGCCAGCCTTTCCGCGCGATGAAGTTGGCGTAGAACTTCGCGATGATGGCGTTGCCGGCCTCGTTCATGTGCAGCGCATCGTTGGTGATGCGCAGGGATGTCGGGGTCAGGTCCTGTGCGTGATCCGCTACATCCTGGCTGCTGTTTCCCTGGAAGCTGGCGACCACGAACTCGCGCAGGTCGACACCGTCGAGGCGCAGGTAATTGTTGGGCCACTCGGCCTCGATCGCCCGGTTGATGGCGATGATGTTGTTGTAGCCGGCCGACCCGATCGGCTCGGCCGTTGAGTTGAAGATCGGGCTGACCGTGAAGCGTTTCGAACGCGAGGTGATCGACGCCACCATGGCGCGCAGGTCCGCCAGCACCTGCGACAACACCGGGTTGTTCCGCCCGGCCCAGAAGTGGTTGATCAGGTCGGGATGGTCGGGCACCGAGGTGCCTTCGATGGTCGTCTTCGGGTCGACCACGAAGGGCGTCGCGTAGCCGACCGCCACCGCCGTGCCGGCCGCGGCCCGGGTGAAGCTCGCCCCCGTGCCGTTCCAGGTGAAGGTGCCGGGCACGCCAGCCAGGGTGCCGGTGAGGCTGAACGCCGAGTTGTCGATCTTCTCGGCCGGGCCCGCTGCCGCCGGGGTCAGCGTCACCGCCGTCGCCGCGGCCGGGATGATGCCGGTCACGGGCATGTAGCTCTTCTGCCCGCCGCCCTGGCGGGCCGCCACCGATACGCTCGTCGTGCCCGGGATCCCGAAGTTGTAGACCGGGCGCGCGAGCAGCGTGGCGAGGCCCGGTGTGTAGCCGGCCCAGGTCATGGAATCGCCCCAGGCCGAATGGCTGGGGAACGGCAGCACGGGGTGCTCGGCCGGCGCGTCGAGGCGGCTCCAGAAGCGGTTGCCGGGCGCGGCTCCCCGCAGGCCGGGGGCGCGATCCGATGTCCAGAGCACGGCCCCGTCCGTGGTGATGCGCGGGCCGGTGTTGTTCGACCCAGGCGAGGACACAGGAGTGCGCTGGCCCGTCGAGCGGCGTTCGACCCAGATCTGCGACTGCCCGGACGTGTCCGGCAGCGCCAGAGCCTCGTAGTCGCTCTCGGGCAGGATCGCCCCGGCATCGAAGGCCACAGGCCGCGCGAAGCGCTTCACCCCCGCCTGGACGCTCTCGATCAGGCGCCCCTCAGCATCAGTGATGGCCTGGGCGAGGCCCGCATTCAGGGCGTGGTCGCTCGGGTCTTCGGCGCGAGCCCCGGGCACCTGCAGGTTGACGCCGAACTCCCAGTGACGGCCGCGGCGCAGGTAGATGACGCGGTAGTCCGCATCGACCATGACCGGACCGAAGCCCTCGTGCAGCCCGTACTGAGCGGCGCGCTCGAAGCTCTGGTCCTCGGCGAAGATGGGAAGCTGACCGAGGGCCGCGTTCACTGCAGCCAAAGCGGCCACGAAACCGTCCAGGCGCGTGCCAAGTGCGCCCTCGGCTTCTATCGCCCTCTCGATTTCGTCCGTGAGGCGCTGCGACAACCCCGCAACGACGCTCGGATCCAACCCGGCGAGGCCGAGCAGGTACTGGACGAAGTCCTCTATGCTCTGTCGCTGAAGAACGCGCGCACCGCCACCGGCGTCGGCGTGCCCGATCACCTCGATGATCGGCCCGAGCGGTAGGTTTGGCGTGCGGATGCCGTTCTCGACCATGAGCGTTTCCCAGCACTGGAGAGGGCGCTCGCGCGGCCCTGTCGAATCGGATGGTTCTGGAAGGCCCGAGGGCCGAGCGTCAGAGGACGGTGACGTTCACCGGGCCGCGCGGGATGGAAGCGACGGGCGGCGCATCGTTATCCAGGGCCACGACGAAGATGCTGTAGGGGCCCGGGTCGAGTGTCAGGTCGAGGACGAGCGGGACGTTCGGGCCGCTCGCAACCGGGTCGCCATAGGGGCTGGCGGTAGAGAACGCCGCTGAAGTGCCTTCGGCCACGTAGACCTGCGAGGTCGCGTTGTTGGGGCTCGCGCTGCTGGTCCAGGTCGCCCGCGCGCCGCCGGCCTGCGCCTCGGCTGCGAGGCCTTCCGGTGCGATGGGCCCGATTGGGTCAGTCGAAGCCACCACGTGGGTCATCAGGGCCGTGAACTCGCCCTTGGTGCCGAGGCCTGAGATCCCGCGCGCCTTGAACTCGATGTCGTCGCCCTTCGCATAGCCCGGCAGGAGCACCGCGCCACTGCCGGCTTCGGCCGTCGTCGAAGTGAAGGCCGTCGTCCCGCCGATCCGGCTCTGCACCTCGTAGGTGACGATCGCGACGGTGCCGGCCGGGTTCGGCTGGAGCGACACCACCACGGGATATGGCACGGCATCCGTGGCGACGCTGGCCGCCTCGCGGCCCGAAGCGACGCCTGTGATGACCGGCGCGACAGGTGCAGCGGTGTTCGCCTGCGCCTCCGATCCTGACCGCCCACTCCAGGGCGGCGGAACCTCGGCATCGACCCGCTGCTCAATTTCCGGCGCGTGGTCGACAAGCGTCAGGCGGGCGGTGAAGTTCTCCATAGCCTCGACGCCCTTGACCGTGCAGGCGAAGGACTCTTCCGAGCCTGGGCCGAAGAACGCGAGATTGCCGACCTCGGGCATGTCACCGGCGCCCTTGAGGGTCACGACCTGCGTCTCACCATAGCCGCTGACAGCACGCACGAGGCTGGCACCATCCGAGCGCCGGAAGCGACAGGCGTAGGCCAAGCCGGGTTCGAAGGTCACCATCTCGTCGAGGTAGACGCTGGCGCCGATGACGGTCTTCACCCGAGCCGCGACCATGGTTCGGTCGAGCACGTCGTGACTCAGCTGCACCCGGTCGCCACGGGTGACCACCAGCGCCTCGAAGTCCTGATTGGCCGTGTAGGTGTCGGGCCGGTAGACGAGCTCGTACTGCCGGCGCCGGGTCTCCTTCCAGACCATATCGGGGTTGGTGTGCCCAGGCAGGTCCAGCTTCTCGACCACTTTCGGATCGCCGGAGAAGCCCGGGAACGGCACGATGCGGTCGGCCTTGGCGTAGCCGTTGGTCTCGTCGAGGAACGACACCCGGAAGGCATCGGGGAACTTGGAGAACGGCCGCTCGCCCTGGAAGCCCCAGGAGTTGCGCGGGCTGATGTGCGCGGTGACGGTGTCGAGGATCCTGTCGATGACCACGCCCCAGCGCTCGCCGCTGTCATGCGGGCTGGCCCGACCGGCGGCCGCCACGTCCGAGAGCACATCGAGCACCGAGGCCTCGTAGTCGTGGATCCGATTGTAGGTCAGGCCCTTGGCGGCACAGAACGCGTGCCAGTCCTCAAGCTCGCCGATCTCTTCCAGTGTGAAGGGGTAGCGCATCGCTGGGCCGGTGAGCACATGCCGGAATAGCGAGGCCGGGTTCTGCGTCTCGCGCGTGATCCAGGTGCTGGAAGCCACGTCCCAGTCCGGGCAGATGCAGAACAGGTCGGCGTTGAACTCGTCGAGCGTGCCGTTCAGCTGGCCCGAGGCGCGGATCCGCACCGCGGCCAGCGCCAGGGGCTGGCCGAAGTTGATCGGGTACTCGGGCCGGAACGAGCGCAGCGCCGACCAGGCCGAGCGGCCCGTGCGCTGGATGTCCTTTTTCGTCTGGTCGATGTCGTCGTAGTCGACGGTGGTCCGGGTCAGCTCAATCTCGTAGCGGCCACGGGCCGGGAAGGTCAGCGGGAAGGTGCGCGTCAGCGGCTTGCCGGACTGCTTGGCGGTGACACTGAGCTTCGACGTGAAGTCCCAGGCCGTGTTCCCGACCCGACGGAAGCGGATCGTGATGTCGACCGTGACGCTGACCTTGCTGCCGTCCTTTTTGAAGCCGCCGAGCCCACCCGGGAAGCTAAGATCGATGGAGCAGGACGCAGCGTCCGGCGCGGTGAAGCGCGATTGCGGGCCACCGGTGGGCGAGGCCGCCTTGAGCTCCACCGAGAGAGGCACCTCGACCACCTGCGTCGGGTATAGGGCCAGACGGGCATCGTCAGGCCGCCCCTCGCGCAGCTCCATCTGCACGTCGCTGAACTTCTCGATGGGCGTCTCGCCGATCCGGACGTTGCGGATGGCGAGCGGCCCGTACCCGAAGCAGAACGCGGCCGTGACGTAGCGGTCGTCACCCACGGCCTCAGTGAAGGGCAGCGCGGCATAGGGCGGCGCGTAGCGGTGGAAGCCGAGGACGGAGGGCACGACACCGTCGGGGGTTGCCTGATTCCGCAGGCCCTGGATGGCATAGGTCGGCGCGTCCTTCCCGTTCGTCCGGGTCGGGATTAGCGCATTGATGAGCAGCGTCCCGGCGATCAGGGCCGAGCCCGTGATGGCGGCCGAGAGAGCCGAGGTTAGGCCACCCGAGACCGAGCCGCCGACGCCGAGGAGCGAGCCGGCGAGCGCCGGGGCATAGAACTGGCCGAGGGCCAGGGCACCGACGGTCACCGCGATGGTGAGCACGTTGCGCAGGATGTCGTCGCCCGGCACGACGCGGATGACGACCTGGGTCCCCGCCTTCGGCCGAACGGCACGCCAGAGGCCCGGCAGGATGACGTGCTCGCCGATGGTGACGCGCAGACGCGCCCGGTCCGCGCCCGTGACCTTCGGCAGTGTTGCGGCGATCATGTCGGAGATGGTCGAGCCCGGCAGCGCCCGCGTCTCGATGCGCCCGAACGACGGATCGAGGTGGGGGAGCGCCAGGACGCCGATGTCAGAGCCCAAGCCGGCGCTCCATCAGGTCCGCGTGCCGGTAGACGCCCGCCAGCCGATGCGCCCAGCGGCCGGTGCGATAGTCGATGATGGCGCTCTCCTGATCGTGGGTGATGTGGAGCATGCGACCGCGCCCGCAGATGAGGCCCACATGCGTGTCCAGCCCGGCGCGGCGGAAGACCGCCACGTCGAGGTCGCGTTCCTGGCCGGGCACGACGAGGTTCCAGGGCCAGGCGCTCGTCGCACCGTCGATGATGGCGGCGATCTCGGCACGCTCGGCCGAGGTGGCGAAGGCCTCTGCGTAGGTCGGTAGGGCGATGCCGGCGACCTCGCGGTAGATCAGGACACCCAGCCCCCAGCACGAGACGCCCTCGCGGGTGTCGCCCTTCTCCTGCCAGGAGAGGCCGACGTAGGGGACGGACCACACGGACATGAGATTAGGGAAGCTCCTTAAGCATCCGAAACATCGCACTCCCGACAAGGCCGAATATTGCATTGAGTTCGTCAATACTTTCGACAAAATGCTCTGGATGTGCCACGGGATTTCTATACATTCTAGTGATATCCCTAAGACACGAAGTTACCTCAGGCGTGCCAATATTGTGCTTTTCCATAGCGGCAATGTAAGCGCCCATACTTGGACCGTTTGGCTGAGGAGCTTCTCCACGAAGCTCTCGGTAGTATTTACGAAGTATTGCCTCATTAGACCGATGCAAGTGGAACGCTGCGGCCGTTAGCAGACCAAAAGCCATGCACTTTGTTGCCTCTTTCAAATCTTCCGCTGCTTCAGGCACTTTGTCTTCAATGCCTACCGGGAAAATCGTGAGGCCCTCATTTATAAGCTTGCGCGGGCTGTACCCCTTACGTGCAGGAACTATATAAGTGTTGCTGCGAGCCAACTCGGCCAACAAAACTGTGATAAATCGAGATGCGGCCGTCTCTATTTGGATATAGACCGAGCTATCAACTTCTGGACCACCCTGTGCCGCATTCTCAAATATTTGATAAGTTCCGCTAATCGTATCGATGAATTTTCTGCCGGCCGCCATTGCTACATCCAAATCAAGTGGACTTAGCAGAATAGCCTCTGTCAAATCGCGTATTTTGAGCATCCTGCTAGCAATAACGGATGGATCAGCTTTCCGGTCTAGCGCTCTGAACGATGTAAGGTCGGAGCCCCAATGAAAAAAATCCGTCCCATCAAGCTCAATCATCTCTATTCCGTAGGTCAGGTTGTCTGAGGAAATACCTGCGCCCCACGTTTGAAGCGCTTCAGCAACCTACCATCGATCAGGGCCCCGCTGTTCGCTTGAGACGGATTGCGTCCTCAAATTTCCTAAGCCTAAGCGGCGAACAGCCCCGGGAATCGGCTCACCGTCATCCGCCCGGCCGGCCAGGGCTCAGCGGTCAGCGGCTCGGCCGAGATGTCGAGCGAGACCTGCGCGGCGTCGTAAGATCCGCGGACGCTGCGCAGGTTCGTGTAGCGCGCCTCGATGATGTCGGGCGTGCCGGCGAGGACCACCGTCATGTCGACGGTGGCGTAGGTGCCCGGCGTGATGGAGCGGATGGCCTTGGCCATATCGCTGTCGACGTTCTCCAGGGTGAGCGTCGTCTTGGGCGGGCTGTCCTTTTCGTCGTCGGGCAGAACGGCGCCCATCAGCACGAAGGGGTAGACGATGCCCTGGTGACGGGTGCCGTAGACGAGCGGGTCAGCCGAGATGCGCACGGTTGGGTCGCTCGACAGGTAAGCCGGCGCCGAGAGGCTCGGGTGCCTGATCGTGACGAGCACCACCGGCACCTGATCGGTCTGGTCTTCGTTCGCGGCTAGCCGGGCGTGGAGGGATACAACGTTCGGCATCAGGGCATCACCATCATGGGGAAGGTGACGGTGTAGGAGATGCCCCGGTTGCGCGTGGTGAAGGCGGGCGGGCTGTCGCCGGCCAGCACCAGCCACCAGGCGGTATTGATGAGCGGGCGGCCCTGATCGTCGAGCAGCTGCAGGCCGCCGTCGGTCAGTAGCACGACACCGTCGCGCGCCTGGTCCGGGATCAGGAACGGCAGCGACCCGCCCGCGATCTCCTCGAGCCAGAAGCGTTCCAGCCGGGCTTTCTCGTCAAGGCTGACCTTGAACCCGGCGGCGACCGGCTTTGGCGCCGAGGAGAACCGACGCCGCGACTTCGCATGTCCGGTCTCCATGGCGGTGCGGAGCCGACCGTCGGCCAGCCCCTCGCTGAAGCTGTCGGCGAGCACCCGCTGCGGTAGGTCTGAGGGCCAGTAAGGGATCACGTAGAGACGACCTTGCGCCGGTTGAGCGCCGCTTGACCCTGCGGGCTCCGAATGCCCTGCGCCGTGACCTCAGCGAACGAGATCTCGGGCTTGCGACCTCCTCGCCCATCATCGACCTCGCGCGTCTGGGCGACGTAGCCCGGCGGGGTGATGATGTTCGGTGCGAACACCGGGGGCGGTTGATTGAAGTTGGCCGCCGCGACGGGTTGGATGCGGGGCACGCGCAGCTCAACCGGGATGGCTCGGCCACGCGAAAGGGGCACCGCAGCCTCGGGCCCGGCCTCGCCGAAGATCGACGGACCAGAGCTGACGCCGCCCTCAGCGAACTTCGGCAGCGCGCCCGACCCGAACAGGCCCGCCAGGCTGGACAGGAAGCCACCGCCGCCCTTGTCTGCGCCGCCGAAGAGGCCGGAGATGACGCGATCTGACGCTGTGCTGAGCAGCTTGTCGGCGAGCCGGCCAGTGATGTTGCCGAGCAGCGTCGCCGCGCTGACACCCTGCCGCAGGTCGCCGAGCATGCCACTGAACACGGTGTTGCCGAGCTCCCGCGTCTGCCGGAGGTTGTCGTTCAAGCGGAGGGCATCGGCCTCAGCCGAGTCCATGCCGAGGCCGGTCCCACGGAGGCGCGAAGCGACGGACTGATCCTGCGGACTGCGGTCGAGTTGCGCGCGGTCGAACAGGATATCCCGGCCGATGCGGCTGTTCTCAAGGCCGGCCTGAGCCTTCCCATAGGCATCGGCGGTCTTGAGGATGACGTCCCGCTGTGCCGCCATTTCAGGGGTCAGCTGCGAGGCCGAAGCTTTGAGCAGATCCTGCGCGGTGGTGAAGCTACGGCCGAGCACCGTACCGCGCTCGATCTCGGCATTCAGCAACTCCTGGATCTTCTGCCGGCGTGACTCGGCCTCGGTGGTCTGGTCGGTGAGGGTCGTCTGCGTGCGCAGAACGGCTACTTCACGCTCGGACACGCGTATGGCGGGTGCTCCGCGGTTGATGGTGCGGTCTGCCCAGTCGATTACGCTGCCGACAGACCGGCCCCCACCGACGATTGAGGGGTTAGAGCGCGCAGCATTCGCACCAAGAACAGACTCGGCGCTCGCGCCACGGTCAGCCCGCAGGAGGTCGACTGCGCCCTGCGCGCCCGCGAAGTGTGCAAGGTAGAGGTTGCGGTCCGTGGTCGCGAGACCGGCTTTTTCCAGGAAGCGAGAGTTCTGCTCGGTCAGTACGCGGATCAGCTCAACGCTGTCTCCGCGATCAGTCCGCCGGGCTAGGATCTCCTCGCGCGACATGCCCGCCGCGCGCTCTGGGAAGCGATCCTTGAACAGCCGAAGCCAAGTGCTCTCGATGAATTGGCCAAGGCCCGTTGCCGTCGAAAGAGGGTTCCTCGCATTGGTGTCGCCGCGGCTCTCGACACCGACGACACGCTCCATGAAGGAGTTGACGTTCTGAGACCGGCTAGCCCGGGTCTCCGTCTCCCGCTTCATGGTGTCCAGTTCGGTGTTCAGGACTTTCGTCAGCCCTTCACGCTCAACGATCGTTTGAAGCGCGACTTCCCGCGCTGCCACGATCGACTGTAGCTCACGAGGGTCAAGGTTCGGGTCGTTGAGCCGGTCGTTATAGGGCTTGGCGATGCTCTCGCGCGTCGCAGATGGGTCGATGTTCCGCTTGCGAAGCTCCTCCTCGAATTGGAACCGACGTTCAGCAATCTGCCGATCTACCGGATTTGCCCGGTCCGTGGAGAGGCGGTTCTGGAGATCGGCCTGCCGGGATGCAGAGGCCACCGCCGCATCGCCGAACCGCTCCATGTCGTCCCGCATATTACGTGCTGCGACGCTCATCCGCTCGAAGACGGACTGAGTTTGAGCAAGCAGGATCGGGTCGAGGCCGAGTCGAAGCGGGTCCGAGATCGCCTTACGCAGCTTCTCGACCCGGTCCTGGATCTCCCTGAGTCCCACACCAGCAGGATCAAGCTGACGAACGAGGTCGCCGAGCTCACGCGAGCTTTGTGCAGCTGCGGCCTGGGTCGAGCGCCGGGTGCGCTCTTCCATCTGCCTCGTGAGATCGTCGACCTCTTTCTGCGTGCTGGTGGCGAGCGGACGGCTGACGAAGCTGCCGCCCGGCCCGGCCATCCGCTCGCGAATGTTGCGCAGGCGGACCGTCGCGTTCTCCAGGCGCTCCTCAAGGGAGCCTCCGTTGAATGCCTTGTCGGCCTGCTGGCCGATGAAGTCCCAGAGGTTCTTGACCGGGCCGAACGCGGTGTCGGTAGCCCGGCCCCATGCGGTCGTCAGGTCCGCGGCCTTGGTCAGGCTGCCTGCGTAGGCGTCAAACAGTACGCGCTGCGCGCCGAGGCGGTCGCCCTGCGCTTGAAGAGTGCGGATCGACTGAGCCGTGCGGTCGTCAAGGAAGCCCAAGCGCTCGTTCAGGAGGTCCGCCCCCTTGCTGGGGTCGGCGAAGGCCTTCGCAAGCTCCTGGGCCGCGTCCGGCACAGCCTGTCCGCTGGTCTTGGTGTAGTCTTCCAGGCTGCCGAGCAGCTTGGCGACCACTTCCCCGCCGATGCGCCCCGTGGCGGCAAGCTGCCCTCCGGCCTCACGCGCAGCGCGGGTGCTGATGCCGGTCGCGTCGGATGCGGCGCGGGCATAGGTGTTGATCTGGTCTGCGCTGACGCCAGAGGCGCGGCCGACACCCGACACCAGGCGCTCCGTCTCGCGCATCGAGTTCTGATAGGACAGCATCGCGGCCGCGCCAGTGACGGCTGCGGTGGTCACGATGCCGAAGGCCGCGCCAGCCACGCCGATACGGCTGACGAAGCTGCCCACAGCCTCGCTCGCCTGGATCGCAGCGCCCTTGATCGAAGCCCCTCCAGAGCCGGCGAACACCTGCGCGATCTGCGGGCCCTGCTGCAGGGCGATCATGCTCAGCGGGCTGCCGCTGCCGAGCTGAGCGACGATGTCGCCGCCCTGGTAGAGCAGGTTCTGCGCTTGATCCTGGCGCAGGCGGCCGTTCTCGTTCGCCGCAGGGGCAAGGGCCGGCATCTGTCCGATCGAGCCGAGCCGTCGGCTGGCCTCAAGGTTCGCCGCCCGCGAGTTGGCCTGCGCCTGGATCGCAGAGAGCTGCGCGCTCCCCTGAGCCTGAAGAGCCTGGAAGCCGGCTGCCATGCTGCGCTGTGCGTTGCCGACGCGGCGCGCGGCATCCTCTGCAGCGTCTGCCTGGGTCTCGAAGACGCTGGCAGAAGCGCGCGCGGCGCCTGCCGCTGCCGGGCTGACACCTAGCAGGCTGTTGATGTTCGCCTGCGCCCGCGCCTGCGCCTCAGCTTCGCGTGCGGCCTGTGCCATCTTCTGGTAGCGCGCGGTCTGGCGGTCTGCAGCGGCACCAGATGCGTCGGCGGCTGCACCCACGCCCTGAAAGGCCGCCTGGCCTGCGGCGCCCGCATCCTGCAGGACGCGCTTGACCTCGGCCCCACCCTCGACGCCGAGGCGGATCGCGATGCTAGTCGGCATTCTCGCTCTCCTCCTGGTAGGACTTGACGATCACCGCCTCAATGGACGGAAGCACGTCAGCGAGCAGGGTGGTGCTGGCACCCATGGCGTCGGCGAGCATAAGCACGGCGGTAAAGTCGAGGGCGTAGGGCGTACCCATGCCGGCGCGGACCTGTCCGCCGCAGCGCTCGATCACAGCCCAGGTCACCAGACCTTCGTCGGTCTGGGCCTCATGCGTCAGGTATGGGCACTCTGGGCACTGCTCTCCGCAGGCGTCGCAGTAGCTGGCGCCGCCTCCGTAGTGCCAGCGGGCGAGCTCGATGAGCCGTTTTTTTCCTCCCCTCGCTCCAGAGCTGGGGCGACATAGCGAACATCAATCTCGTCGTAGGCCGGCCAGTGGTCGAGGAGGGCTCCAATGGTCTCGCGATTGACCGACGCGGGGTTGCCGTCGGCGTCGCCGACCCCCTCCCACTCCAAGATGCCGCGCTGCGCGATCTCGCGGACGAGCGCGATGTTGGCGCGAACACCGACATCCTCCTGATCCTCGCCGCGGAAGACCTTGCTCACCGCGTCCCGGGCGACCAGCATGGACGCGATGGTGATGGGGCGAACCTTGATCCGCACGCCCGGCAGGAGGTCGATCCAGTAAGGTTCGGCGGCGGGAGTGAGCTTCAGCACGTGGGCGACCTCAGTACGCAGTGACGTTGTTGATGAGGGTGGCGGTGACCGTGCGACCGTTCGTCATGTCGCGTGCGGCCTGCCAAGCAAAGGTCGCCTGCACCCCGTTCGGGCCAGTGACCGGCGTCTTGGCGCGCGGCAGGTAGACGGCGTGCACGGTGAAGACGAGGGAGCGCCCGGCGTCCGTGACCCAGCCGAAGGAGAGCTCGACAGGCTCTCCGGCCGTGGCCTGGTCGAGCAGGACGGTGTCGCGGAAGCGCACCGAGATGCTGCCGGTCATCATGACCATGCCCGGGTCGGCATCCTCGATGCGCCCGTCGCCCCGGATGACCTCCACCTTGTCGAGGCTGTTCGAGTAGGTGAAGTCGGCCGAGACGACGGAGCCGAGGTCGACGCCGGCCCGCTTCACGGCACCCTGGAAGGGCGAAAAGCGCTCGACCGAGGCCTCAGCGAGCGTGCCTGCTCCAGAGGCGGGCAGCTTGTTCTCACCCTGAGCGATCAGGCCGAGGGAGGCGGTCAGCAGGCCAGAGCGCTGCATCTGCACGCGCATCGTGTTGCCGCGGACGCCGACGTTCTGGCCGTAGCTCGGCACCTCGGGCAGGCCAACCTCGACCGTCATGGACGGGAGGATGATGGCGCCTGACCTGAACACATGGGTGTTGCCGTTGACGCCTGGCGAGCTATCGGGCGCACCCATGAAGAGCTTCAGCCAATTGCCGAAGTTGCGCAGGTCGATCGGCACGACCACGTCGCCGTCGTTGTTGATGACGTCCTTCGAAGGGGGCAGCGGCTCGCGACCGTAGCCCAGGAGGTCGGACGCGATGAGCTGCTGCTCCTCGCCGAGGTTCGACGAGACGAAGGGCAGCTTCCGATAGCCGCTCGCCGGCGGAACGCCGTAGGTTGTCTCGAAGGCAGCCGCCATGATGGCGTTGGATCCACGCGCGCGCGCCATGGTGCTCTCCTGGGGTGGGGGTCAGTTCAGGGGATCAGTCGTGCCGTAGACGGCGACGATGTTGACGAGGGCGTAGCGCGACACCGGGGCGCCGTCAGTGGTCAGGCCTTCGGTCTGCGCGGCTTGCACCATGAGGTAGTCGCAGAGGCCGCCGAGAGTCCGATTGGCGGCCACGGCCGCGCCGATGGCCTGCATCATGGCGTCGAGGCGGATTTCGGCGGCGACGGTCCGAGTGGCGTTCGCGGCGACCTCGACCGGGATCTGGTGCTCGTAGATCCAGGTCGTCGGGTTCAGGGTGACCTCGGGCTCGCCTGGGTCACCGTCATCGACGTTGACGTAGCCACCGGTCGGAATGGATTCCTGCTTCTCCGCGTTCCGGTAGTGCGTCGCCTTCGGCAGCGCATCCTTTACGAGGGCGGCCACGGCCTGGATGACCTGTTCGCGCGTGCTCGGCATCAGGACATCCGGTCAGTTGCAGATCACGCGGATGGTGATGGGAGTCGACGGCGCGTTCTCAAACGGCAGACCGCCGAGCACGACGACCTTCGAACGCTTCACGAGAAGCGTGGCACCCGAAAGGGTCTGAGAGGTGACGCCGCCCGTGATCATCACGTCGCCGTTCCAGGTCGTGATCACGTCGACATCCGGCGTGGTGAACGCTGCGCCTACTGCGCGAAGACGATGGCGTAGCCGTCGCCACCCTGGCCGCCCGCGCCGGAGGCGAAGCCGTTCGTGCTGGGACCGCCGCCGCCGCCACCGCCTCCGGGGTTGCCACCCTTGCCGCCGTTGCCTGCCGCGACGGCGTTGCCTGAGCCGCCACCAGCACCGCCGCCGCCGCCGCGACCCTTACCGGTCGCAGCAGCACCGTCGCCACCGTTGCCGCCGCCTGCCGTACCAGCGGTGCCGCCCAGGGCAGCCGGGTTGGTGTCGGTGCCCGATGCGGACCCGGCGCCACCTGCAGAGTCCGTGTTGGCGACAGGAATGGTGCCACCACCGCCGCCGGAGCCCGCACCCGTTGCACCTGCTACGCCTGCCGCGCCCGGACCCGCGGCCGTGGAACCACCGCTCGTGCCAGCGAAGGCCGGCGCGCCGGCCGGAACGTTCGCGGCCCCGCTGACAGCGATTGTGTTGCCACCCGCACCTTGCTGCCCGGGGCCTGCCGCAGCCAGAGCGCCGAACTGAGTCCGGCCACCGGCGCTGCCTGCTGCGCCGTTGGTGTCATCGGTGGTGATCGAGGCGCCGCCGGGACCGCCAGCGCCGATGACGAGGGTCGTCGAGGTCGGGACATCGGCGGCAGGAAGGGTGAAGGGAATACGAGCGCCGGCCGCACCGCCCGCACCGCCCGTACGAAGTGTCCCCGCGGCCCCGCGTCGGCCCGAACCGCCGCCCGCGCCGCCGCTGATGAGCACGCCGCTGATGATCGTCGACCCGGTGGGCTTGGTGTAGGTGTAGGTCCCGGCCGTCGGAAAGATCTGCACATCGGCCGTGGTCCGCTTCCAGACCGCCGCGCCGGCCGTGTTGTCGACGCAGATGAAGGCGGTCTTGGTGGTCGTGTTGACCCAGCGCGAGTTGACGATGATGCCCGACGCGCTGTCGTTCGTGACGGTCGGATCGGCGGTCGATGTCAGGAAGCCGGTGTAGAGTTCGGTGAAGTTGCCGTTGATCTTTCCGGCAGTCGCCCGCAGCGTGTCGCCGCTGCCATCGTTGGCGGTCGTGCCGGCGCCGATGGACTGCTGGGCGGCATAGGCCTGGCCAGCGAAGGGCGCGCCAAGCAGCGATGCCGCCAGCGCACCGGCCATGAGGAAGCGGCCCGCGAAGCCGCGGGGGCGGAAGACGTTTCCGAGCATGACGATGATCCCTAGTTGGCCGAACCGGAGTTGATGAGGCGCTGCGCGGGCTGCGGCGTGTTCACGCCGGGCATCTCGGTCAGAAGCGAGCCGTCCGAGATGAGGCGATTCCCGCTTGAGCGGACGACGCCGGGGCTGGTGGGATAGGCCCAGAGTCCGTTCGCGTTCAGGTCCCAGATGTTGTCGAAGACCTGCACACCCGAGATCGTGCCGGTCGCGTCCTTCGCTTCAATCGCGTAGGTCGTGAGCGTTGAGCGACCGATGAAGATGTTCCGGTAGATCATCGCCCCGGTGACAGCGTTCCCGCCGAGGGGCTGGATCCGGATGTGGTTGTTGACGCCGTAGGTGCCGGTCTCCGGCGTGACGTCGATCAGGTTGCGGCGGATGATGATGCCGTCGCCGCGCTGGAGCGTGATCGCGTCCGAGTGGACGGTGGGTCCGCCGTAGCCGCCCACCGTGATGTTGTTCTCCTCGACGATCGCCTCGCCGTTCAGGGTGATGCTGTCCTGCTGCATCCCCTGGATGCGGTTGCGGCGGATGCGGACGCCCGTGCTCAGATCCCGCACGTTGATGGCGTTGGCCTTCGATCCAGTGGCCTTCAGCCCGTCGAAGGAGTTGAACTCGACGACGGCGCCCGCCACCGGGTTGCCGAACCCGATGTCGATGCCGCCCTGCTCGCCGCCAGCGAAGTCGAACAAGGAGTTGCGGATGGCCGAGGTGTTGCCCGAGACCGTGACGTACTTCGCGCCCCGGAAGTCCCAGCCATCCAGCGTGACGCCATCGCCTGTGATGTTCACGCGGCCATTGGCGTAGGTCACCCCGGCCGGCAGTGCGTCGACCCCAGGCACCTTGTAGCTCGGGCTCCCCTGCGGCCCGACCGCGCCGGGCGCGGCCAGGTTCCAGACGCCGAGCGCCCAGATGAGGGCCGCGATGGCGAGCCGGACCATCAGTTCGCGTCCATCGTGAGCAGGGCGCTATCCATGGTCGCGGTGGTGCTGTCCATTGTCTTGGCGGACGGCGCCGCGGCGGCCGGGATGGCGAGGCCGGCAGACGTGGCCGGCGACGAGGGGCCGACCGCGTTGCTCGCCGTCACCCGAACCGTCAGGGTGGTGCCCTGATCGGCCGAGCTGACGATGTGCATCTGGTTGGTCTCGCCCGAGATGGCGACGCCGTTCCGGAGCCACTGGTAGGCATAACTCGTCGGGTTGTTCGACCAAGTGCCAGACCCGGCCGTGAGGACCGAGTTCAGCGAGGTTGAACCGCTGATGGTCGGGATCGACGTGTTGGCCGGTGCTGCAGTCGGAGCGGGAGTCGTACCACCCGTCACGACGAATTTGTTGTCGAGCTTCGCCTGGACGACGCCCATTGCCGTCTCGGCGTGCACGAGCGGAGAGGCGTGCAGGCCGTCCACCGCACTAGAGGCCTTGACGGGGGCGCCTGCAGTCTGGGGCTGAACCGTCGAACTCGTGTTGGGCACAAGCAACTGATTAAACAACGTCACCGTGTAGGGGCCGGAGCCGCTGACAGCAGTCACCATGTTCGGACGCGCTGCCGACGCCGTGCCCGCGCCAACGACAATCGCCTCTCCGACGGTGGGAGCCGTGGTCAGCGAGACCGTGAGCCCGCTGGTGTAGTCGGCAGCGAGTGCGCCCGTATAAGCCCGAACCTTCCACTTACGAGCCGACACGTCCATCAGATAGGACGAGACGTCGATGGTCGCCGCGAGGACGGCTGGCTTGTTGTTTAGGTAGGCATCGTTGACGATCCAACGCGCGCCAGTGCCCGGGACGGTGTCCGTGGTACGCGGCGCCTGGCTTTCGAGGGTCGTCCACTGGCCAGTGTTTACGTTCGTGCTCGTGTCGCTGTAGTTCGCCGTCATCGCCGACGTCTGGACGATACCAGCGTCGGGGTACTGAGCCTTCAGGAAGGCCCAGTAGTTATCCATGATCGCCTGAAGCTGGGACGCAGTATTTCCGCCAGATGCGTCGTTGTTGATGTGCTCCGAGGCGATATTCGTGAAGGGCGGGGCGCCCTTGCCGTCTGAGCCGAGGAAGCCAAGCGAGGCGTTCACAGCGCGCATCGCGTCGAAGGCTTGGCCACGACGGTAATACTTGCCGACGTCGCGGGTCGTCATGCCGGTCGGGCGAGTGCCACCGACTGCGCCGTTGAAGTGAGGGTATCGCTGCGCGCCGTTGGCATTGCTGTCGAGGCCTCGCGCGAGGAAGCCCTGGACGCCACTGTCCGGCGTGAAGTTGCCGATGTCGTTGGCGGCTGCAGCCATGCTGTCGCCGTCTTCGTAGACGACCGGGCGGCCGTCCCAGCCATCGGTCAGGGTGGTGATGGGGCCATACGTCCGGCCGGTGTTGACGCCGGGGGCTCCGATGTTGCTCCCGTTCGGGATTGCAACCGATCCGTCGAACCAGCCACTGTTGAGGCTGGCGGCGCGGGCGACCTGCTCGCCATTGTTGTTCTGACGATCAAGGCCACCGGGCTGGTTCTGACCGGCCGAGACGACGTCGCCAACGATCCAGCACGCCTTAGTACGGCCAGCAACCTGGGTCTGCAGGTTGTAGGCCGGAACGACGACCGTTCCGCCGTCAGGGATCGTGCCGCCGGCATTCGTCCCGTCGAACGGCACCTGATAGTAGGTGCTGCCGATCTGAAGGGCGAGCCGCTGGACGGTGATCGGATTGCCGATGTCGCCGGCGGGCTGCGAGACGTTCGAGCCGTCGAGGTCGCCCTCGGGGTAGACGCGACCGTCAGCGGTCAGCTTGAAGTTCGAGAATACCGGCGAGACCTTCGTGATCGGATAGTCGGGCGTGAAGAAGCACGTCTTGGAGACGCGAGCTTCCTGCCCCGCTGACGGAGTTGCGACCGACAGCGGCCAGCCCGAGCGCGTCGAGCCGAACATCATCCGGTTAGTATTGCCCCCCGCGACAGGTGGAATGACGCTGCCGCGGCCGAGGGTTAGGCCACGCTGCCCGCCGATCTTCAGCGCCACACCCGGCACGGACAGATCGGTGCGTGCAGCCGCCGGCACGACGCCGCCACCGATGGCGACGTTGACGACGAGAAGCCATGCAAGCGCTCTGTGGATGAAGCTTCGCATCGTCAAATCCTGAGGCTGGCGGGCAGAGCAGCGCGGACGGAAAACGAGACCTCAGTAGGTCTCGACGTAGCTGATGGTCTGGGTGCCAGAGCCGGTGACGCAGAAGACGGCCGCGCTGCCGTCGATCGTCATCGACGAGTAGGCCGTCCCGGGCAGCGGCGCCCCGGTCGAGGGCGTGACGCCAGATGCGCCGATGCGGACGAGCGTGGTGCCTTCCTGGATCAGCAGGACATTCCGGCGGCCAGTGCGAGCGGCGACAGCCTGCGCGGCAGTCGTGCCGCATGAGAACTGGCCGGTCGCGATGTTACTCGGCTGCGAGCCCACCGTCGGAATGGGCGTTCCGTTGGCCACGCCCTGGATGCTGGTCACGTCGGGGGACGGTGCGCCGGCCGTGCCGAAGGCTGGCTGCTTTGCCGCCGTCGCGGCCCCCGTGGGCAGCGGCACCGCGCCGGTGATGCTGAAGAACCCCGGGTTGCCCGAGGTCAGCACTGGGTTGCCGGCGTTGTCGTACAGGATGAAATGGGTGCGGGACTTGCCGCCCACCACCGTCGCGCCCTGTGTGTACGTCTGGCCGCCCGCTGTGAACTGGAAGTCGGCGAGAGCCGGGGCGGCGCCGGACAGGAAGAGCGCAGCCGCCAGGGCCGCGTGAAAACGCTTCATCATGGTGGTGGCTCCTAGACGCCGAGGGAGGACTTGAGGGCGAGGTTCGACTCGTCGTCGAAATTCGTGGTCGCATCCGGCGAACCGGGGTTCTGCGCGGCCGCCGTCGAGCCGGTCACCGTTGCAGATGCGGGGCCCGGGCCGGTGTCGTTCGTGGCCGTGACCCGGTATTGGTAGGCCGTCGACGCTGTGAGGCCGGTCACCGTCGCTGACGTGCCCGTGCCGTTGGTAGGGAAAGTGGTCCAGGCCGACTGGCCCACAGCGCGGTACTCGCCAAGGTAGCCGGTCGGAGCACCCCCTCCAGAGGGTGCATCCCAGGTCAGAGCCTGGGTCGTATCGGTCGCTGCGCCAAGCACCAGGTTCGCGACTTGACCTGGCGCCCCAACGATAGTGCCGACGACTGCAGCGGGCCCGACGATGGTGGGATCGTACCCGATGCGGTCACCCGAGCTCAGCGCGGCGTTCAGCGTCAGGCTCCAGCTACCGTCGGCGAGCGCTGTCACCTGCCCGAGCTGCACGCCCGTGTCGACGTTGTAGACCAGCACGTTCGTGGTCGGCTTCACGCCCACGCCCGAGATCGTCTTGCCATCGGCCGAGATGGTGGCCGGGGCGAGAGACGGCAGCGCAGAGACGGAGGCCGCAACCTGATAGGTGAACGTGCCGGCCTGGGGGTAGATGCGCACTAGGCGCGTCGCTTCGAACGGCCCGTAAGTCTTCGTGCCGTTGGCCCCGATCTGGTCCTTGATTTCAACGGCCTTGCCGCTGATGACCGCGATTGATCCGTTCGCGCCAGCACCCGCCTTAACAGTCAGAGCCTTACCGGACTCCAGTGTCAGTGTAATCGCGCCGCTCGGGGTTACGGGATCGGCCATAGGCGTGTCTCCAGGCGAGGGCGGCGGGCGCCCCTGACGAGGTCAGGTGATGAGAGGGAGGCTCGGACCCGTCAGGAGCGTAGGAGAGCGGGCAACGCTAAGCCTGCCAGTTGGCAGCGATGGCGCCCGGCACGCGCTCGGCCCACTGTTTGGCGGTGGCCTCGATATCGAGGCGCTTACGCAGCTTGGCCTGGCGCACGAGTACGAAGATGACGACGAAGGAGCGGCCGGCGCTGGGGCCGGCCTCCTTGATGGCTCGAAACGACTTCCGGCCCTGGTATCGAGCCGCTTGCCGCCGGTAGAACGCGTCCGCGACGAGGACACCGCCGGTTTTGGTCGGCACGAAGCGCAGTTTGATCCCGGTTTCGCGCTCCCAGGCCGCCGGGGTCAGTCCGTTCCCGGTCGAGCCCTTGGCTCGACGACGTGAGGTCTGCCGAACGCCCGCGTCAGGGGTTGGAATCGCGAGGAATTTGCCGTTTTTCGCGGTGATCGTGACGCCGCGATCAAAGGCATCGATCAGTTTAGCCGCCTTCGAGTACAGATAGGCCGACGCCTCGGTGCTTTCGCCCGTTTTCGGGAAAGTCAGGCCTCGCCAAGTGTTCGAGAGCCGTTTTCCGAGCCCGGCAGCCACCACATCGTCGCGCAGATCCTGCTTCAGGCCGTCCGTGACCTCGCGCATGCCGGAGGTGACCGATTTTGCGATCTGCACCTCGGTTCCGGAGAGCAGAGCACGCACATCCGGGACCTGCGCGGAGAATTTCACGGCTCGTCCAGGTCGTCTGAAGCGAGCGCGGCCACCTCGCAGGTGCGCACGAGCTTGCGCGCATCGATCCGTGATAGGCCCGTGACCTGCACCGTCTCCCTGATCGCACCTTCCTCGTCCAGGATGTCGACGATGTCGCCCTTAGCAGGCTCGGCGACCTCCGACAGGCGGATCTCAATCAGGGTCGCGTTAAGGTCGAACTGGTTGCCCTGCAGGCCGACGATGGCCTCAGGGGACCGATACCGGATACGCACGGGCAGGCCCTCACTGAACCCGCCCGCGCGCCAGATCGCGTCTTGCGCCATGTTCGGATCGTTGAACATGGCATCGACCGCCAGCGCGAAGGTGCTCATTTCGGCGCGCGAAGCGCCTCGATGATGTCGGCCTTCGTCTTGGCCTGCGAGATGTCGACGTTCCGGTCCTTGGCCAGAGCTTCGAGCTCGGCCTTGGTCTTGATGTCGAAATCGTCAGAGCCAGAATCTTCGGGTTCTGGGCCTTTTTCGCCGGAAATGGCGCCGCCGTCGCTCGCGTCGTTGACCACCTCGTGGGTGCCGGCCTGGAGCGCGGTCTGCGCCTCGTCCCAGCCCAGGGTGACGATCTCGCCGTCCTTGCTGCCCTTTTCGCGCAACCGCATGGTCGCCTCCGTCAGTTCGAGGTGGTGCCGCGCACGAGGAGCGCAGGGCGCTTCACGAGCGGGAGCGGGTTGGACTCGGTGTGGATGTCCATGCCTTTGCCGAACTTCTTCGGCTCGAGCGGGGCCACGAACACCTCGGAGTCGGCGCCGTTCGGGGCCTGGTTGACGCTTCCCCAGAAATCCGGGGGCGCCCAGAAGTTGGTGAAGGTGTCGGTAGTGCCCAGCGGGATGAAGCGCACGTCGCCGGCCGGGATGAAGCGCTGCGGCACGCTGGTGGTGCCGTCCTCCTGCATGAAGGAAGCGCTGCCGCGGTACTCCTCGAAGGTGATTCCGCCGAAGGTGAAGCCCTTGCGGACGTCCTCGCGCAGGATCTGCGGCCCCGACTGATAGTACTTGAAGGCCTCCTTCACGCTGGCGTGGGTGGTGAACTTCCGGAACCACTCGGGCGAGCACAGGGCGTGCACGCCGGTCATGGTCTCGCCCAGGAGGTTGTCCTCCATGTACCCGGTGACGTCCTGACACTTGCCGAGGACGTCGGTCGACGACGTACCAAGGAGGAAGTCGACGACCTGCTCGGTGACGCCGAACGCGGTGAAGAGGTTCAGCAGCACGCTGCCGTCCGAGTCTCGGATGATGCCCTTCACGGCGCCCATCCGCAGGTTCTCCAGCGTGATGGCGTGCTTACGCCGCATCGTGATCAGCTTCCGATTCAGGAAGCCAAGCACGGTCTCCAGGCCCGCGTCGCCGCCGGCCGTGAGCGCCAGCATGTTCTGCACGTCCGTGGCGAGGACGCTGTCCTCGTGCGGGATGTGCGGGACCACGAAGGAGGCAGGCTTCTGCTTGCCGCGGGTGCCGAGGCTGGCCGGGCCGCCACGCGGGCGGGTCGGCAGCAGGTTGAGCACGCCGTTCTCGATCATCACGATGACGGAGGTCGTCGCGATCGGCTCGGCGGTGAACAGGCCGAGCTCGTTGATGCGGCCGTAGGCGTTCGGCACCAGCGAGATGTTGCCGGTCAGCGAGGCGGCCGAGAATGCGTCCTGGTTGAAGATGTCGAGGATGGTGGGCATCGGCTTACGCTCCTTCGCGCACGATGATGCCCGCCGCTTTCAGCTGGCCGTTGGCCGCTGCGCGCTTCGTCGCATCGTTGATGGTGGGGCCGTAGATCAGGCCGTTGTGGCTCACGACGGCGTGTCGGGAGACGACGACGGCCTTCTGGTCGGCGCTCGTGGCGTCGACAGGGGTGAACAGCACCGCCACGGCGGTCTGCGAGCCGTCGGCACCGGTGGCCGCGGCCACGACGTACTTGCCGGACACGAGCGCGAGCACCGTGCCAGTCTTCAGCTTGCCGGCGCCGGCCGCGATGATGGCGGTGTCGCGGCTGCGGTAGCTCGCATCCTCGACCTTGAGCCAGTCGGAGCCGACCTGTGCGGTTTCGAGAAATGCCATGATCAGGCTCCCTTGGTCAGGCCAGCCCGCTTCAGCTCACGCTGCATGCTGGTGGCGGATGCGGTGGGCCCGGCGTTGCCCTGGGCGGCCGGTGGGTGGGACGAAATCGAGGTCTGCTCCTCGCTCGCCACGAGCTTGTCGAAGAGCGCGGCGCGGGCCTGCTCGACCGTCTTGCCCTCGGCGAGCATGGTGGCGTCGAGGTCGGCCGGCAGGGTCGGGTCCTTGCGCCGAGCGAGCGCGACGAGGTTCTTGACCTCACCAGCCGCGCCGATGCGCTCCTTGGCCTGGGCCACGGTTGCGCCCTCGGCGAGGAGGCTGGCAGCCATGGCCGGCACGCCGCCCGCGACGCAGAGGGTGACGATCTCGGAGGCGTCGGCGCGCGACACCGTGGAGGCGGTCGCCGTGGGCTTGGCGCCGTCAACGACCGCGGCCAGAGCAGCGGTCGGGTTCTCGGGAATGACGGGTTCGTTGCCCGCCGGTGCGTTCGCCATGGGTTTTTCCTTCAGGCGTGGGGGGACGGCCGGCGAGGCCGCGGTGGGGCGAGCGCGGTTCGTCCACGCACGCCGGTCAGCCAGGGCGACGAGGCGCTCCGGCGGATGCTGGTAGAGGCGGAAGTCGAAGGCGGTGGGCTCGGGACACATCCCGTCGTGCCCGTCGTCCGCATCGATCTTGATGGTGGTGCCGGATGCCGCCGAGGCGCCGCGGGTCAGGACCCGATCGGCGTAGCCAGCCTCGACGGCTTCCTCGGGCGACATCCAGAGTTCGTCGCGCATGTCGGCGCGGGCCCCGTCCGGCGTGCGTCCGGACCGATCGGCGTAGATCCCGGCCATCGCGGCCGAGAGTGCGGAAAGCGCCTTGATCTGAAGCTGGTGCTCGGCGACCGTACCGAAGGTGAACCCCGACGGATCGTGGATCATCATGATGGAGCCCATAGCCATGACAATCTCGTCGCCGGCCATGGCAATCACCGATGCCGCCGACGCGGCGATCCCCTCGACGATGATGGTCTTCCGCCCGGTGTGAGCACTCAGCGCTGCATGGATGGCGGCCCCTTCGGTGGCGATGCCGCCACCGCTGTTCAGGCGGATCGTGACGTCCTGGCCGCGCCCGACTTGAGCAAGAGCCAGGATCACTTCGGTGTGGTCGAAGCTGTCATCCCAATAGAGGTCGCCGACCGTGCCCGAGAGCACGATCTCGTTCCCCGTGACCAGTACGGCCATGGTGCCTCCGTCGAATGGTGAAACGGCCGCTCAGCCGGCGGTCGGGGTCGGCTCGGCCGCCGGATCGTCGGTCGGCAGTGGCTGCGTATCGGTGGCCTTTTGCCGGCCGTCGCTCGTGTAGGAGAGGCCGAGCGCATCGGCCCGCTCGTTGTCGCTCGCCTGCTCGGCGTCGACCGTCTCGGAGTCGTAGCCGCCCTCGGCGACCTTCCGCGTTCGGGTGGAGAGACCCGCCTGGATCTCGATGGTCTTACCCTGCACGTCCTGGACCGGGTGGATGTACGGCCAGGCCTGCGGGATCCAGTTCACCGCGTAGGCGTCCTGCCGGGTCATCCCTGCCGGCAGCCGCAACGCGCCCGAGAGCAGGGCGAGGTCCATCCACCGGATCCAGATCGGCCGGCAGAACTGGAACACGACGAGGTGGTGCTGCCACTGCTCGACGGCGCGGCGGAAATCGTTGAGCGCCGCGCGCAGCGTGCGGTCGTTCAGCTGGCTGTAGTCGCCGCTCAGGATCTCGTAGAGGAGCCCGCAGGCCGCTGCGATGCCGCGCTTGGACTCGCGTACAAAGGCCTCGAAGTTCGGCCCCACGTCCGCAGGATTGAACGGGACGATGTCTTCATTGTCCGCGAGCACCTGCACGGTGCCGGGCTCTAGCTCCAGTGACGCAACACCGTCATCGTCAGCTGGGTCGGTGCCAAGCACGCCGCTGCCTGGCGGTCCCGAGCCGTCATCTTCAACGACCCGCTTCACGAATGCGACCAGACGAGCTGCGTTCTTCTTCCGGATCAGCTCGGCGTCGAGGTAGCCGTCGAGATCGTAGAGCGTGCGCAGAGCGCGGGCCAGCCAGGGTTCACCGCGGTCCTGGCCTGGGCGCATCGCGCGGTAGAGGTGGCAGACATCCGTGGCCGGCACCAGCGCGAGATCGATGTTGGAGACCAGCAGGCCGTCGCCTGGGTGCTCCCGATAGAGGTGGTACCCAGTGCGCTTTCCAATGGCGTCGTACTGGATGCCCTGACGGATCCGGTTGGCTGCATCCGTCTTCAGGTGCGGGCAGTGATCGCCCTCAAGGAGCTGCAGCTGCAGCGGCACCGTCAGCCCGTCCTCGGGTCGCCGGGTCCGCAGGCGAGTGAAGGTCTCGCCGCCCTCGACCATGCCGCGCACAGCCAGGGCGGTGAGGCCGTAGAAGTCGTGGGCGCCGATGCTATCGGACTCGTCCGTCCAGGCCAGGAACAGCTTCTGGATCTGTGCCCGGAAGGCGGCGTCCTCGGCCTTGCGCTTTTTTGCCTGCGGCTTGGTCAGACCCTCGTAGGACCGCGCCGCCATGGAGCGCGGCACGATGCCGATCCCAACGATGTTCGTGACGAGCCGGTCAACGGCTGCGCCCGCATAGGGGTTCTTCCGAGCTTGGTCACGCGACTTCCGGCGCAACTCGTCGAGCGAATACGTGATGGCTGTATTCGGCCCATAGCTGCCCACGCGCCACGCACGGGAACGGCGGCCGGTACCATTGGCCACATCGTAGGGCTGGCTCTCCGGCGCAACGCCCACGACCTCACCAGAGAGATCCATAGCCAGAGGCTTGATCTGACCGCCGCCCTTAAGGCTGATGCGCACATCACCGTACCGCATCACCACCCGCTGCGGCCCGTCGTGACGATCTGACGGGTGCGGCGCCTGACCAACCCACCCGACGCAGCATCTGCCGCGGCCTTTCTCCCCTGCAAGTCAGACAGGGCCTGACGCATCTCGTCGTAGCTGCGGTACGTGATCGTGGCCGCGTCAGGCGCCTCGACGCGCAGGGCGCCGGAAGCCATGGCGTTCTCAAGGGCCGCGATCTGCTTGTCGATGTTCGCAGCCATCACCACCTCGCGGGCCCGCGGCGGGCCTTGCTGCGCCGGACGCCGGCACGCTGGAGATTGCGGGCCGCCAGCGAACCAGCGGCGACCGTCGTTTCGGACACCGCCTCCTCAATGGAGATGGCTGGCCGGGTGCGCTCGATGCCCAGCGAGCCCTCAAGGTCGCGCCAGTGCACCTCGCGCCAGCGGTCCCAACCGCGCATTGCGGCGAGCCCGCGGGCGTAGTTCGCGCAGTCCAGCACCTCATTGCGTCGCCCGCCGATCGGCACCCACTCGCGCCTGGTTCGGCCCCGCTTCACGGCGGTGACCAGTTCCTCGGCGGTCAGCTGCTTGACCTGATCCTCGGTGACGTCGTCCGGGAGGTGGACGAAGCCGGCCGGGAAGGGCTTGCCCTCGGGCGGGCGGTGGAGTGCCAGGCACCCCATGAGCTCCTGCTTGGCGAACGAGGCGCCGATCCGGATCGTCTTCAGGCCGCGGCGCAGCTTCTTGCCTGCCGGGGTCGCGTCCTTCGCGCCCACGCCAAGGAACGCCGCCGCGTAGCTGTCCTGGCCGTCGACCGCGTGGACCGGCCGGCCCGCTTGGGTCCGGACGAAGGCGTAGACCTCGGCGGTGAAGCCGCTCGAATCCACGCCCCAGTCTCGCACCCGCATGTCGGCGCCGCTCTCGTGCTCCCACGTCTCATCGAACATGGCCTCAAGGTCTTTCCAGACCTGGGCCCGGACCGTGTCGCCGGGCAGCACCCGGTGCTCGATCAGCCAGCGCTCTCGGTTGCGCCCAAAGGCCCAGACGCTCGCCTCAAGGCGGTCTTTCTGGACGTCGACACCACCGAAGAGGATGAGCCCGCCCGCCGGCACGGTGCCGCTGCGGTATCGGTCCTTCCGGGCGTATACGTCCTGCCACTCCGGCGCGTCCGCGCCCTCTTTCCATGTCCGGGCCAGCTGGGTGTTGAAGAACGTCCTCAACGCCTCCGGGCCTCGTCTCAGCGCGCGGGCGAACTTCGCCACCGTCTCGCGGATCGTCTGCTTCGGCGCGTAGAGCTTCGACGCCTGAAAGCCCGCGTGGTCGTTCGGCACCGCCTCGGCACCGCAGTGGATGCAAAGCGCCCGGGCGACGCCATGCGCCTCCGGCGCCCACCGTTCCGGCTTCTGGTTCTCGCCGCAGCAGGTGAACGGCCGGGTCTGCCGCCACTCCACCTTGCGCAGCGCGACGAGCCGCTGAGGCTCAGTCATCGGGTGTTCGCAGGCCACACACTCGTAGCGCGCCGTCTCGGACCGGATCTTGCCGGCATCATCCTTGTCGAAGCGCACCTGCTCCCATTCGAGGGGATGCCAGCCGTGGCACCCGGGGCACTCGACGTAGGCCTTGCGCTGGTCGCTCTCCTCGTAGGACGCCTCGATGGCGCTGCGGCCGGCAATCGTCGGCGAGCAGGCCCGTACCGAAAGGCTGTTCGCCTTGAACTCAGCCTGCCGCTCCTCGGCGAGGTCGATCGGCGAGCCCTCACCACCGGCCGAGAGCGGATACTTGTCGATCTCGTCGCATGTGAGCAGCCGGATCGGCCGCATCGCGAGGTTGGTCGGGCTGTTTGAGCCCACCAGGGTGATGTGCCCACCCGGAAACTGCTTGTGCGTCAGGGTGGCGCCGGCATCCCGGGACTTCAGGTCCCCGAAGATCTCCTTCAGGACCGCCGTGTCGCGGATCATCGGGGCCAGCCGATCCTTCGAGAACGTCTCGGCCGCGTCGTCCTTCGGCTGCACCACCAGGATGGGGCACGGGTCGATGTGAATGAACCGGCCGAGGATGTTCTCGATGACCGTGGTCTTCAGGAGCTGCGTGCAGGCCATCAGGGTGATGGTGCTGACGCCCGGCTCGGTCGCCGCCAGCATCGGGCCGCGGGCCACCTCGACCCGGGAGACGATGAACCGGCCGCCGTTAGAGGATTCCTTGCTCAGGCGCCGGTAGCGCTCGGCCCACTCCACCACGTTGAGGTTCGGCGTTGGGGTGACGCCCTTCCGCCAGGACCGGGCCAGGCTCTCCGTATCAGCTGAAGTCGGCCGGGGGATCGCCGAGCTCGGAGAGGTGCTGTTTGACATGCGCGTTCAGGATCGTCGTCAGCGCGCGGGGGTCGACCTTGAGCTCATCGGCCATCACGACGGCGACCCGGGCGGGCCAAGACAGCCAGGCATCTCGTAAGTCGCGGGCGGTGTCGAAGAACAGCTTCTCGGCCGCCTCGCGGTCGACCAGCTTGCCCTCGTTCTTCTCGACCTCTTGCTTGCGCTGCAGGCCGAGGAAGTTCTCCTTCCGCCGGATGGCCAGCGGGAGGGGCAAGTTCGTCGGGTCGAGGCCGGCCTCGTCGTCGTCACCCTCGGCCGGCACCGCGCCGGGTCTCGGCATCACCTCGCCGATCGTCTGCCAGGTGTCCGGCTTCGGCTTGGCTGGCGCCTTCGGCTCGGGCGCCGATCTGTTACCTGTTACCACCCGCACCGGGCGGTGGGTAACGCCACCCCGGTAGCTCGCCGGCCGCTGGTCGAGCGCCCATTCGGTCGCCTCGACGTCGATCAGCCCGGCCTCGTTCAGGACGAGAATACTCTTTTGCTTCCAGCCCGTTACCGTCTTCCGAGACACGCCGCGTCGGCGGGCGAAGTCGGCTTGGCTTAGGAATTTCGCCCCGGTCGTTTCGGCCATAGGCGCTGTTACCTGTTACCCTGTTACTGGGTTTTGGGACCCTGGCGCTGCGAACTCTGGGGACCCCGACCACCCATATCGGTTTTGGGGTCCAAGGGTCCCTGACAGGTATTGGCCTGCCCCATCTGGAGATGCGGCACCTAGTGCGGGTGAACGCCGTTCAGATTGGAGCTGTTACGAGGGACGTGCAGCCTATCTGAACGGATAGGACCGCAGGGAGATACCCAATGTTCAAGACACTTACGCTCGGTGCTGGCCTGATGGCTGCCAGTTTGTTCCTGGCAGCGACACCGTCCTCGGCAGCACCGCTCGGCGTCGTGACGGCGACTGAGTCTGCGGCCGCTGTGGAGACCATTCAGTACGGCTACGGAGGCTATGGCGGGGGCGGTTACGGTCGCCGCGGTTATGGTGATGGATACGGTCGCCGTAGCTACGGCGGTGGTCGCCACTTCGGGCATCGCTTCGGTGGTCGAGAGTTCGGCTTCGGTCGAGGCCGCGGGCACGGCTACGGTCGAGGTTACGGCCGGCGCGACTACTACTAGGTCTTACCGGCGCCCCTTATGAGCAGGGGGCGCCGCTCTCCGATCTGGTGGCATGCTCAGCCCAGACCTCTTGGTCTTCGCTGTCTGCGATTCGTACCAATGTGGCCTTATGCAGAATGAGGCCTTCCCGAGCATGAGCCTTTGCAGCTACCAAATCTCCCGGCTCCACTCTTGAACCAATCTCGTTCTCGCCGTCGTAAAATTCGATGCGGTATGTCATGAGGCGTTGACGCGCTTAGCTCGTGACGGGTTGGCCCTCCCAAATAATCAATCTGGGTCGGTGACACGCCGACGATGAATTTAAGCAAGCAGCGAAACGCCTGTAATTCATCCAGGCAAATTATTTCCGAAAATCGCCACTTACCTAGGATGGAAAATACGTGTTATCTTTGCTTCCATCTCAGCATCTGCCGCCAAGCTGGTCGAAGGCTTATTATGCGACTGGAACGAAATGAAAGCGGCGACTGGATACTGGATCCGAGTCAGCTTCATTCCCGGCTTATGATCAATCCGAGCTTGATGCGCCAGAAGATGCGGCTTGGGCAAGTTACCAGCCGCATCGAGAAAGGGATCGAGGAGCACGTCGGCACCTGGCGAGTAACGCTTTGTGTTGCAACATCAGTATGGGAAGGCATCTTCGATGATGCCGGAATGCTGATGAGCGAACGAATGATCTAGGGCTGCGCAATCGGCGTGGCTTAAAGTCATCAAACCAAACCCACAGGTTGATTGTGAATAGTGCCCTGATAGGGTCAGACCTTACCAACCAGCCTACACGGTGGAGAAGCGGGACAACCCGTCTCCGTAGAGGCCTAACATCGATCCCATCGCGGGAGAGTACAGCGCCTACACGGTTTTTAACGATCTACAATAGTTCGCCGCGCAGCGCAACGTTCCACTCCTCTAATCAAGCGCTTTGTGCTGCAAGAAATCTGCCGTTGCGCAGAGTACCCCATCAGGGCACGTTCTCCTTCCACATCGCCGCAAAGGAAGGGACATTTATGACCCGTGATAGCACCCCCGAGCAGGATCAGTTCTTCGCGTTGGAGGCAGCCCAGCAAGTCGAGTTCGACGGCGAAGGCCCATTCATGTTCCCGCTCTGCGAAGCGAAGGCTGGCATCCTGATGGGCGAGGATGTCGGGATCCTCATCCTGAAGACCGTAGATGGAGACCGTTTCGGGATTCCCATGGGTCACGAGGCCCTGTCGACCCTCTACCAAGTCATTGGCGAGTCACTCCGCGGATTGAAGCCGGAAGCCGAGGTGATGCAGTGAACGATCTACCCAGGAGGTCACCGCATCTAAGAGCGCGCTGATTAGTGCAGCGTTTCACCCGGCTCTAGGAACTGGCCCATTCCGTCTACCTCGACAGCGTGGAGGAACGCTTTGTGAGCGGCTTGATCGGTGAAGAAATTTTCCGTCCAGACGGTTGAGCCGCCCTCCTGATCGACAACCTCTAAGGTCCAAGCCTCTGCAGTGCCCGCAAAGCGGTAGATCTGAACCTCGACGGTGATCCCTTCGCGTGTGAAGAGACCCGATAGGTGTGAGTGCTCAAGCTCGCGATCAGGTATCGACAAGGGCCACCTCTTCACATGCTTGAGAACCGGCCCTAACCCAATTCATCACTAGGCTGGCGGGCCGGAAGGCGGATGCTTCAGCACTTCCGTAATCTCCTCCCGCGATTTACCGCGAACACGATATCCCATTGCCTCAAAGCGTTCGATGAGCGCGGGGCTTTCGTCCGCCGAGGCCGCGGCCCACTCCGCAAGCATGTTGTTGATTGAGGCGAGGCGTTCACTAGGCGCCGCATCGGCGTTCGGATCTTCATCGGTCATCAGGTTCGTCTCCATCGTTCGGGATGAACGGCCGAGCGAGCTATGACAAAGCGACGTTCATGCCGCGATCAGTTCAGGAGCGCCCAAGGGTGTGCCTTCGATCAATCCGTCAGTTTTGATGAAGCTTCCTACGTGTCGTGTGACCCGCCGTTAGATAGGAACGATGCCCAGAGCGGTTGGCATTCGGCGGTAGCCGACGAACCCGAATGCCCCCACCCGTCAGGGCGGACGGCGAACGCTTGTCCGCTCCTGATCGCCTCGGCTGTGTTCTCTGGCCCAGCAACGCCCTGCGTACCACCCGGTGCCGTGGCGGGCGAAAGGCCGGCGGGTGGGCTGGCGCCTATGCCTCTCGCAGATGCGCTGTGGCTCCAGATTACTGATCCCAGCAAAGCCAGGGAGATCAGGCCTATCGATCTCAACATGGGGGGGGCCTTTTCAGCCTAGCCGCTGGTCGGGAGCATCATCGCGCGGCGTTCCATTGTAGCCCTCCATCCAAGATGCACGCTCCTCGCTGTCACTTGAATAGGGCAGGCGTCCTTGGGGCGACCATGAATGCGGGCTTGTGCGCCTTCCTCGATCGGATCAATGTGTGAATGACGGGTCTGGGCCATGACGGTGACTCCGCTCTCGGGTGACCATGAATAACTGCACCGAAATGGAACATGATCCTGCGGCATAGCATGCAGCGCTACCCCTAGCCGATGACGATACCACTCGGCTCTTCGCTTCCCGCAGGGGCGTGGAATCGCGTGGAAGCGCGTTGCCGTGAGACATCATCGGATCGGGATCGCACTTCATGAAGCTCACTCTCTACATCGCCGGAGCGCTGCACATCGCGTTCGGCATCTTCTTCCTGCTCGCGTCTTCTGGAGCGCCCGCATCGGAGGGCGGACTATACCTTGGCCCAGCCCTTGGAGGCACGATCGGCGGCTTCGTCATGCTCGCGCTCGGTCGAGCGATCCAGCTGCTGAAGCGTATCGAGCGGAGCGTCAGACGCCCGGTCGAGGACTCGATCCAGCCCTGACCCGTCACTGCATCTTTTGAAATGGAAAGGTGTCCCCAACGCCTGGCGGCACCGTTCCGTAAACCGCGAGCGTGACGGGCTCGGTTACAGAGGCTGGACCTCGGCGATCCCAAGCTCGACCGGCGAAGGCCTGCCGAACAGGCTAACCGCCACGCCAAGGCGATCGTTGGCGAGGATCGCGTTCACTACGGCAGGGAAACTCGCAAAGGGACCCTCCCGAACGATCACGCTTTGGCCGACCTTTATGCCAACCGGCTCGACAATCTCGCCTTGTGCGATCCTCCCAACGAAGCGCTGCAGCACATCAGCGTCGAGCCGAGCCGGCTTCAGGACCATGCCTCCGATGTTGCCCTCCGTGGAAGCGTCCGCGACGGGATAGCAGACGAGTTCAGCGACCCCGTGGGCAGCCTTGGCCTCGTCGAGGTGGTTGGCATCAGCAACCCCAATGAAGACGGTCCTCAGAAGCATCGGCTTGCGGCGGACCACGCGCCGGCCGCGACGGACAACGACCTCAGAGGTACGCGGCTGGTAGGTCACCACGTCTGCGGCCTGGAGAGCCTGCAGTGCTCGCTCGCCCATGCGCGGCTTCGTGCGGGCGATGTACCAGAGCAAGGTCGGATCGATGGTGGGTGACGCTACCCCGCAAATCGGATCTGCAGCGCTCCTGGCGTTGGCCATGGCCGGCTGGCCAGGCGCGGCACGACCGATCCCCTCCCTCAGTTCGATCCGACGCAGTTCTCGACGCTGGCGACGCTCACGTTCACGCTGGCGCTTGCCCTTGGCTCGGCTGCTCATGGGTACTCCTTGGAATGGGACAGGGAGGAAGGGTGAAGCTCAGGCGGCGCGGCCCGCTTCGAGCAGGACGTCGTTCCAGTCGGCGCCGGATCCGGCAGGGATCTCGACCCGGACCTTCAGGCCCCGCTGCGCCAGACGGTGCGCTAGGGCGTAGGCGGCTGCCTGGCCGCCGAATTTCGGATCGCGATCCCCGAAGATGAGGATCTCCCGAGCCGTAACGGGGGGCATCCACTTCGCCATCATGCTGCTGCTGACGGCAGCCCAGGTTGGGACCCCGAACAGAGAGGCGGCTGCGAAGGCGGTCTCGATGCCCTCCGCAATGCCGAGGACGGGTCCCTCCTCGAACAGCCTGATCGCTGCTCCTTCGGGGATGGTGCCCGGCATCAGGCGACGCGGGACCTCGACCGGTGCCTTATGGCCGTCCGGGGTCAGGTATGTTCGGTGTAGCGTGGCAGGCTTGCCGTCGGGTCCAGAGACCATGGCGATCATCGCCGGGTGCCAGGAGGGCTGGTCATCCTGATAGCGCAGCCGTTCCACCGTCCGGAGGCATCGCGGTGCTTCGTTGAGGCCGACGCGGGTCACTAGGTAGAGGGCCACCGGATCGCCGGGCACGACAACCTTGGATTCGCGCCAGAGACGGCGGAGCGATGCACGACAAGCGTCAGGCGACGAGCGGCGTCGGCCTCTCTGCTCGGGCACGCTGCCCAGTAGTAAGTCGACCCGCTGGGCGAGATCGCGGAACCCGCAGCCCGTCGCCTTCATCGCGAGGTCGGCCCCGTCGCCGGCACCGCAGTGATTGCAAATCCACGTCCCACGACCCTCGCGGTCGTCGAACCGGAACCGGGTCTTGCCACCGCAGATGGGGCACGGGCCCTGTTTGCCCGACAGGTAGCGGGCGTCCACCCCGACGAGCGGCAGGAGACCGGCCCAGCGCCCCCTGGCCCGATCACTGAGCGGCGTGCGCATGCGTGCTGCCCTTCGCTTTGATGTAGGCGATCTGGCGGGATTTGATCCACGACAGGATGAAGGGCGTCGGCTCGACCAGCGGCGCGTTGTGGTAGCGATCAGGCCAGACGCCGGTCAGCTCACGGAACTTGTGGGCGGCCCAACCCTCGGAATAGTTGCGGCGCCGAGCGAAGTGCTTGAGCTGGCCGAAGAGCGATTCTTTCTCGATCGTGCTGGCCTGCGCCCGCTTGGGCGTCATCTCGACAAGCTCGCCGTCGTCGCACTGGACCTCGCTCTGCTTCTCCGGCTTGAAGCCGCAGGCGGGGCACTTCGGGACCTTGGGCGGCTTCAGGAAGGCGCATGAGGGGCACTTCGTCGGCAGGGCCTCGGGCCGGACCTTGGCCTCACGCTTCTGGCGCTGGCGACCATCGTCGAGGGCATCGTGGTGAATGTCCGTGACCAAGCCGAGCCGAAGGTGGGTGTCGGAGTGGTCGAGGATCAGGCAGTCCGACTTGCCCTCGGCGGTCCGCAGGCCGCGCCCGATGATCTGGACGAACAGCATCTCGGATTTCGTCGGCCGGGCGAGGACGATGCAGCGGACGTCGAGATCCACGCCCGTTGTCAGGCACCCGACACTCGCGATGGCGCGAAGCTCGCCCGCGGTGAAGCGCCGGAACAGCGCCTCGCGTTCGGCGGACTTGGTGTAGGCGTCGATGTAGCCGGTTGGGACCCCTGCCGCCTCGAACTGGGCCTGCAGGTTCTTCGCATGGGCCCGGTCGACGCCGAAGATGAACGTCGGGCGGTTCTCGCTCCGCTGCAGCCATGTCTGGACGATGTCCGCGACCAGGGCAGGCTTGTTCATGGCCTTGCCGAGATCGCCCTCGTGGTAGTCGCCGGCGACCGTGCGGACCCCGGACAGATCGGGGTGCGACGGCGCGTAGACCCGGAACGGCGACAGGTAGCCGGCCTCGATCAGTTCGGCCGTGGTCGTGACCTGCACGAGGTCGTCGTAGAACTTGCCGAGGCCCTTGGTCCACGGCGTTGCCGACAGCCCTACGAACGGCACCGAGGCCCAGTCCTCGGCCTGCATCCAGACGCCCAGCATCTCGAACCAGCGGTGAGCTTCGTCGATCACCACGATGTCGAACCGCGGGATCGCTCGCCGCTGCAGGGTCTGGATCGATGCGATCTGGATCGGCCGCGTCGGGTCCGTCATCGGGTGATTGCCCTGGATCACCCCGACGTCGCGGATGCCCTCGGCCCAGAACGAGCGCACGGTCTGGTCGATGAGCGACAGGGCCGGAACCACGAACAGCACCCGCTTGCCCTTCGACAGGGCGCCCTGGACGATCGCCGCCGCGACGACGGTCTTGCCTGCACCAGTCGGAGCTTGAATCATCGGGCGCCCATGTCCCGCAGAAAGCGAACTGCGAAGTCGATTGATCATCTCGTGCTGGTGCGGCCTGAGCGTTCTCATCGAACACCTCCGACACGGACTTGGCCGTTGACGATCTTCGTGATGTGCTGTCGCCGCACGCCGAACCGAACGGCAATCTCTCGGTGAAAAAGACCTGTTCCGCCGAGCCTTCGGATTTCTGCTACCGCGGCATCGCTGAGCTTTGCGGCGTAATGCGTCTCGCCGACGGCAGAAGAGAGGTTCGTTGCGCGAGCGTGATCATTGTTCTCAGAGTAAGTGGTCCACTCCAAGTTCTCGACGCATGGGTCCGTCTTGACGCCGTTGCGATGATTGACGATGGGCAGCCGTCGTGGGTTTGCGATAAACGCGATTGCTACCAGCCGATGGATTAGCATCTTCCGTGGACGCCCATCGGCGTCCATCAGCGACACATAGGGGTAGCCTTGCGGACTGACGGTGTGCCGCAACATCCGGCAAGCGCGGATTGCGGAGAACACTTCGCCAGCGTCGCCGACCATGTAGCGGGGAAAGCCGAGGATGGCGCGGAAGCGCTGTCCATCAACAACCACTTCGGAATGGCCCGCTGCGAGGGATTCTCGCAGCCGCTCGACGATCCGGACCTGATGGGGGCGGAGGACCCGGCTCATCAGGCGTCCTCCTCGACGACGTCGAGTTGGTCCCAGTCGTCGTGGTCCTCGCCGTGTTGGAGGACGGGCCCGAAGGCGTCGTCACCGAACGGATCGGGGGGTGCAGCCCCGGGGGCTCCCCCGTACAGAGCCTTTTCCTGAAACGTCTCTTCGCGGCTAGGTAATAGGTTCCTTTGAGTTCCTGTTAGGTTCTTTCCCCGGCACGTCGTGCCGCTTACCCGTCCTTCATATGCCGCTAACCCGTCCTTAATCTGCCGGTAACCCTCCCCACCCTTGGCGGCATCCTCTGCCGCAAAGGGTGGTTCCTCGGAGGCGGCGTCGACAATCGCCAGGAGGTCGAAATCATGGCCGAGGTTGAGGGTGATCAGGTCCGCCGCCCGGCCCCCGAGCCGGTTGCCACGGGGCATGCGCTGGATCACCTGGGCGGCGGTGAGTTCGGCGAGCACCAACCGAACCGTTCGGACAGCGAGCCCGGTGTCGGCCGCGATGGTGGCCTGCGAGGGCCAGCACTGCCCCTGCTTGTCGGCGCGGTCTGCGAGGGCAGTAAGGACGACCCGGCAGGTGGTCCGCACCTGCTGACGCTTCACCCATTTGGCTGCGATCACGCTCATCGGCCGGCTCCCTTCAAGGAAGCGGCGACGAGATCATCGGCGGCACGGTAGGCGTGCTCTGCAGCCTTCGGCAGGCTCGATGCCTTGGCGATGGAGGTGCAGCCGTAGCGCAGCAACCGCTCGCCGAAGTCGACGACCATCCGGTTGTCGCCGGACACCTGAGCCCGCTGGATCAAGTCCAGACAGAGGTTCCGCAGGGCCGCGTCGGCCGCGTCATAGAGGCTTCTGTCCGCAGACAGCCGTGGCTTGAGATCAGACATGACGCTTCCGTTCCGAAAACCGGGCTGCGGTCGGTGAAAGGTTTCAGGCTGTTAGGTCGTCAGGTGCCGCGCGGGCGGCTTGGATCAGGGAGGGGCGCGGATCTGCACGCGGAGGCGCACCTCAGGCTTCAGGTGGCCCCGGAACTCGGCCGGGGTTTCGCAGCACCGCTCGCGGAAAGCCTCGAGGCACGCCGCCGTCTCGCGATGCGCAGCCGCGCGCTGCCGGTTCGTCTCCGCGGCGATGGGCAGGTCTTCCGCCTCAAGGCTGAGCGCGAGGCGGCCATCCTGAGCGGCCCGCTTCTCGTGCCACCGGATCAGGCGGTCGATCGAGGCGGTCGGCGGCACGTCATAGACGAACGGCTCAGCCATGGTGCTCACGGCTTCCCCGCAGCCGCGCTCGCAACTGGGTGACCTCCCCACTCAGCCGGGCGATCTCGTCCTCGAGATCGAGGTGGGTGCGCTCGTCCGAGGCCAGGTGCGCCCGCATGAAGGCCGTGTAGGCGTCCGCCGCGGCCTGATGGTCGGCGAGGTCGTCGCTGGTCTGAGCGAAGCGCTTGGCTTCCACCCACCGGTCGAACAGGCAGGACCGGTACGCCTTCACCCGCTCGACGATGGGCGGGGACGTCGAGGAATTGGAGACAGCAAGGGGCATCGGCCAAAGCTCCGGGGTTCGGGAGCGCCGTGTTCGGGCGGGAAGACAGGGGTGGCGGTGGAGCGCTAAAGCCGGCTCACGGAGGCGGCTGCGCGTGGGTGAGCGGGATCACTCGTCACTCTCCCTGAGCCAGACGCCGAGAGCGGTAAGCGAGAGCCCGAAGCGCATCAGCGTCCGGCCCACCGGGTCGCGCAGCCAGACGGGACACGCGTTCCGCAAGCGCTTCGAAATCTGCCGCGAGGCACGCCAATTCATCTGATCTCTCCCGGCTGCGTGCTGCGCGTGCCGCTCGGATAGCGTCGATCTCGACGGCCTCGACACGCCGGGCCTTGCGGTACCAGAGGTCGAAGGCACGCCAGTAGGATAGGCCCGCCCGTCGCGCGGCTCGCCCGATCTGGGTCTTCACCCGGTCGTCCGCCGCGAACGGCCGGGCCAGTTCCCGCAACCCCTCGGCCGCTTCAAGAACCAGGGCGGTCAACGACCCCTCCCAAGACTTTTGGGACATCTCCCAACGCTCCTTCGCCACAGTGATGGGCGTGACGAGGAGGTTGAGTTTGGAGTCCCTGAACGGTGGAACGGACAAGGTCGGACCTGACGTGCGCGGTGCTCTGGCGGGCGAGCGCGTGCGGCAGGGCCGAACCCTGGAAACAGAGATGGGAGGCGGTCACGAAGCCGCCTCCGCGAAGGCGCGAGCCGGCTTGATCGGCTCCAAGTCGGCGGCGCGGACCATGCCGCCGGAGATCTCTTCGATGCGGGCGGCAACCCTGATCGAAGGCCCCCTCTGGCGGAACCTGAGCTTGCGGACCCCGAAGATGGAGATGTCGCCGATGCGCTCGGCCAACACGGCATCGTCGATCTCGGCCGTGCGCATCCAGTCCTTGAGCAGCATGGCGGGCTTACCTCCGGCCGGTGGGGGTGGACGCAGCGAGCCGCCGGCACTGCCCACGTTGGGCGATGCCCTGGCCGTGCTCTGCGTTGACTTGATCGCGGTGCTGCCGGCGCAGGATCGACGGGCTGCGCAGGAGCGGCTGGCGAACCGCCTTTACGAGCAGGCCTGCACGCCGCGGAGTGGACAGGCGGCCGCGCTGCTGGGCGCCATCGCCAACGCGCTGATGCGCCTGGAACGCTGAAGGGTCTCGGCCATGCTGACCCGAGGATTTGGACATCCCGACCAGGAGACGACCATGGCCGACGACACGGATGAGGAGATGTTCGAGATCGAGTTGGACTCGATTGAACGGACGCTGTGTGCTCCGACGGCGATCTACGACATTCAGTTCGACTGCACCCGAGGCGACTGCATCGTGAACATCACGGTGACGATCGACGCCGAGAACGTGACGACGCTGGAGATCGTCCCGATGGGCATGAGCGAGTTGAACCGATCTTTCGCTGCCCTGGCCGAACAGACGAAGGCGTGGCGGATCGTTCCGGGATAGCCTGAACGCGAGAATGGTAGCGTTCATGCCTGAACGCTCCTTGGATTTATGGTATTGACGCCGCGGTACGGATCGATTTCAGCGACATGAGCATTGCCTTGCTCCGCTGTTAATTGAAATAGACTGTATTGATCCACAGATTTTGGGTCTGGAACGTTTTCAGGCCAGGCAGCATCTGCCGGCCAATTTGCCCTGAACCACAACATGACTTCTTCGTACTTGCGTATGGTGAAAGTTACCGAAGGATCTGCTAAGCGCCGAAAAAAACGCCAGTCCCCGGCCGCCCTCTGCCCGATCGTCGACTCACGCCCGCCGACTGCTGAGATGTATACAGCGAGGCAGGTCACCAAATTTTCGCGCAAGAAGCTATCCATAGCCCGACGATAGTCGGACGTTTCCGAATAGTCAACGGAAACGTCCGAGTGGCGCTCTTGAGCGCATTTTCGGATAAGACCGAATGACAAAGCGGAACCTCAGCCTCTTGAAGCAGCGAGTTAGCACCCGGCTATCTCAGCTCGACATGTCTCCCGCCGAGGCAGCTCGACGGGGAGGGCTAGCTAAGGATTTCATATATGACATCCTGAATGAACGAAAAAAAACAGTTCGCGCTGACAGTATTGAGAAATTAGCCCGGGCTCTAGATTGCGATTGGCAGTATCTAGATGGCTCTCAGCATGAAATTAGCATTGTAGATAATATTGTAGATTTTGACAGACCGCCTGTTTACATTGTTGGAGAGGTCTCTCCCGGAGTTTGGCTGGACAAAGATTTCATATACAGCCATCGATCCCAGGCCTCCGACATGCCTACCTTGCCGCCAGATACTAGATTTCCATCAGAAGGTCAGGTCGACCTGTATATCCGTGGAAATAGTATAAACAGATTTGCGCCGAGCGGCTTCATCTTACGATGCGTGCTAATGGATTTCTGGCCCGAGCTAATCCGCGATGGCGATTTGCTTATTATTGATAGATTTCGAAATGGCCTACGAGAAAGAGCGGCTTGGAGAATTCGACCTACGCCGCAGTACATAGACTTTTCCTCGGATACTTCTGATCGCAAGGAACAAATTACATGGAGAGCTCCCGTAAGCACTCCAGAGAATCCATTAAGGGATGCTGCAACCTTCAAGGAGTTTGCAGGCTACGAACCAGATGAATACAAACCGGTTGCGGTGGCGATTTTCGCCTACGCCGAATCGCGCATACGAAGAATGTTCTGACCGATTTCCGAAATTTCGTTGACATTCGGAAACTTCCGAATGATGATCTGCTCTATCGCCCCAGCGGTGGAGCCCTTCCGTGCTGCTCAACCTCCTCCCCTTCGCCCCCATCCTTGGTCTTTCAGTCATTTGGTTCGCCGGCCATCTCGCCTTCCAGATGGAGGGCTGATCGATGGCTTCCGAACCCCCGGCTACGAGGAGGGCAAAGGAGATCTGCCAGCCCGAGTGGCGCTCTGCGCTACTGGCTGAAGCCGTCCGACACACAGCTCATCTCGCCGGGCCGATCAGCCCCTTCGCGTTGTTCCGACACCTACAGGACTGGCTCGGCTTGGCCGAGGAGGAATGCGGCGGCGAGATCCACACCATCCTGTTCCTGATGGTCCGCAGCGGCCTCTACACATCGAATACGCACGACGTGGAGACCGGCACCATCACCCTGGCTGCGGAGACGCGCCTGACCGCCTCACGCGTCTTGACGCTGTGCCTGCACAGCGACGTCGAGGCCGAGACCGAGGGCGAACACGAGATCTGAGAGGTTTCGGGTGAGCGCGGCGCGCCACCCGACACAAACGGCCCCCGCCAGTGCAGCAACACCAGCGAGGGCCTTCCCCAAACCCAGGAGATGAAACCATGGAACAGGGCAATTGCCTTGATAGCACCCTCATGTCCGCACGCCATGAGGTCGACGTTCGATTTTCGGGTGAGCCTACGCTGGAGACGGCAATCACCGGCCTGCTGCAGGACCCGTCACGGGACGGCTCGGCAGGCAACGGCACGCAGATCCTCGAAATCGGAGCAGGGCAGCCGGACCTGCCGCCTGCCATGCCCGGCGAGTGGCACGCGAACTCGCCGACGCCTGAGCTGTTCGCCCTGGTCAGCGAATGGATCACCCTCGACGCGGAAATGAACACCCGGCCGATGAGCGACGCCGAGCTCTCCCTGAAGGGCAACCGCTCGTACGAGCTCCACGGCCTGATCTGCGCGTTCGAGGCTCGGTGCTTCGAAGATATGCGGATGAAGACGGCCATCTATCGATACGAAGGCCGCGACGCGCGCAGTCTGGCAGGTGAGCCGCCCTCGATGGCAGAGGCCGCTTGGCTCAGCGTCGTACGCGATATCGAGGCGCTCGGTGACAAGCAGCCCATCCGCGGGCTGGGCATCTATGATCCAGCATACCCTGTCATCGAGGAAGGCCGCCGCCTGCTACGGGCCTACCTCGACGCCCACCACATTTACGAGCAGGACCCAACGACGATCGACCCGCGCCCCGAATGGAGCGCGGCGGGCCGTGCCTTGGACGATTACCTCAAGGGAACGATCCTCGAGACGGTGCCACTCACGACCGGCGCCTGCCGCGAACTGGCGCGTTTCGCCGTCGAGTACTCCGACGCGATGGAGTGCCAGATCTCGGACGGCGACGAGAAGGTGATCTCGCGCCTCATCGCGCAAAGCCCGATGCTGGACGAAGGGATCAAGAGCACGAAAGCCGGGCCGGTCTTTGCCCTTGCCAAGGCTGATGCCGATGCGCTCGGCCTGTCGGCGCTCGGCATCCACGAACTCAGCGGTCTCTACGACAAACTCGGCGCCGCTCGCGCGCTGTGGGGCGCGGCGATGTGCGAGCCCCTGGCTGTGGCTAGCCGCTCAGCCCAAGGCTTCGTCGTTCGATCGCACTTCGGCAGCCGAGCGGAATACGAAGACAGCCGCGCCGCCTTCCTCATGGATCGGATCGCGACCGAGATCGGCAACCGTCCCGCGATCAACGACCAGGAGCGCGACAACCAACTGGCTCTGCGCATCCAGCAGGAGATCGCGTGCGAAGGGCGCATTCAGAACCCGGCCCTGCTGGCAGACATCGCCCAGGCCTGGGGCTGAACCGATGTCACATCTGACTGGCACCGCCGCGCTCGCCCGCTGCGTCTCCACCATCCTCCGCCGGGACGGCAGCGAGATCCAACTCGATGCCATCCAGAGCAGCGCCGAGGGCCAGGCGATCCTTGCCGAGATCGACGAGGCCATCCTCGCGATCGAGGGCCAAGTCGCCTTCGGCCGGGAGACCGACGATCCGTCCTGGCGAACCCGGGCGGAGATCGCGCTCAAGCGTAAGCGGAGGAGCCGTCCCCTGCTGCAGGAACGGATCGGTGCGCTCCGGCGCGCCGAGCGGGCGGCAGCGCTCGGCGCCAGTCAGGCGCAGGTCTCATCGAAGGTCGACGCCAAGCGGCATGCCTTCGTCCAGGCCGCCTACGAACTCCTGGGTCACGAGGCCTGCACGGAAGTATGGGCACGGGCCCAGGAGAAGCAGCCGGCGCTGTTCGCAGGAAGCTCCACCGACCCAACAGGGGATGCCGCATGAAACCCTCACGCGACATCACCGCGGATCGCTTCCTCGCGGCTGCTTACACCGACGCCGTCGGACGTAGATGGGATGTCACCCTGCTCGACCGGCTCCTAAGCGAACCACCAATCCGCGAAAGGGTCAGCAACCTCTATCGCGATGCCTTTGACGATGAGCGCGAGGAGGGGTTCGACTTCCACCCCATAACTGTCTGGAAACTGCTCAAGCAAGGCATCAAACGGGAAGAGGTCGTCGCTCTCTATCTGCTACTTGTCGTGCGCTACCGCGATCGGCTCGAACTCAGCGGCGGTACGCGATGAAGAGGTCTATCGATCTTAGGTTTGAGCCGCCGGACCCGATCCTGGCAGCGCTCGAACTCGTCGAGGCGGCCGAGCAGGCTCACAGCGCAGCTTGCATCTCACTCGATGAAAACGACGATGCCTCCGTCCGCCGCTGTAATGCGGCTTGCGATCATGCGGCCGCAGCACGGCAGGATCTGATGGGGATCATGCCAACGACGCTCGGCGGTCTCCGGGCCCTCGCTGAGCATCATAGGCGCTGGTGCAAGCAGGGCGCGGAGGATGGCTTCGCCCAAATCGTCCGGGCATTGGCGGCTTGCGAGTCGGAATGGCCTTTGAGCACACCCAGCAGGGCGGAAACTGAGCGAAATCAGGCACATATCTGCCTGATTCCGCATGAGGTTTCGACACCACACCCACTGGGATGCTCCAGCGGAATTCCCGGCCCTGCCGAACTCAGATTGGCATGGTCGAGGCTCGCTCCCGCCGCCCGCGATCAGATCGGCCTCGTCGTGCTGGATATGGTGCTGCAGGAGTTCATCCACGGCGACGCCTGCGTCGTGGGTGGCCAGCCCGAGGACCGACCCTTCCCGGACGATTCGGACGAGCATGACCAGATCCGGGGGATGGCTGCCGAAGCATCGAACCGACGGCTGAACGAGCTCACCCCGCTACTCTACGGGCTCCTCCCGGACCTCTTCGGGCAGCCCGGCGAGAATCCGATGTGGTGTGCCAATCCTGGTGGTCGACCCGGTGATGCCAGCAGTACCGATCGTGGTCCGACCGCCTTCCGCGACCGATCGGGGGAGGGGCATGTGAACGGAGGTCGCGGTGGCTGACCTCCTCACGCTTCACGAGGCCGCTGCCCGCATCCCGATGAGCCCGAAAACGCTTCGGGGCTACATGGCGACCGGCGCCGTGAAGCACATCGCATTCGGGCATGGCTTGAAGCGGAAGCGGCGCATGTTCCACCCTGACGACATCCAGGCCTTCATCGACGGGCTGCGGAGGAGCGAGTCGTGTCCACCTATCGACCGAAAAACAAAGCGGGCGCGCACACCTCTCCTTTCTACCTCTACGACTTCTGGCTTGAAGGTCGTCGGTTTCATGGCTCGACGGGCTGCCGCCTTAAGCGAGAAGCGGACCGCGAAGAGCAAAAGCAACGGCTGATCGCGAAGGCGCAGATCGCCGCTGCACCGACGCAAGACGAAGCGGCTCCACTCACGATGGACATAGCTGCGGACCGATACTGGGAGGAGCGAGGTAAGTTCTTCCGCGGAAACGCCCGGGCCACATTCGAAAGTTCGCTCGCCTGGCTCGTCACTGCCGCCGGTCCCGACACCCCGATCCGATCCATAACGAATTCGACGGTCGCCTCCCTGGTGGCGCGGCGCCGAGGCGAAACCGCGAAGCGCAGCGGGAAGCCTCGCCCGGACACACCGCCACCGAAGCTCGTCACCAACTCCACGGTGAACAGGACCGTTCTCGAACCGCTGCGCATGTTGCTGAACCGCGCCCGGGACGCCTGGGATGAACCCGTGGCCAAGATCGCCTGGGGCACCCACCGGCTCGACGAGCCGAAGGAGCGGACACGCGAACTCACGGATGACGAAGAGGCCAGTCTCTTTGCAGCGCTCCCACCGGACTACCAGGTGGTCGTCGACTTCGCCCTGATGACGGGCTGCCGCCTCGCCGAATGCGTGGGGCTACGCTGGTCCGACATCGACTGGGGAGGGCGGCAGATCACCATCCGAGGCAAGGGCGACAAGACGGTGCAGATCCCGTTGTCGGCCGGTGTTCGTGAGTTGCTGTTCCCGTTGCCAGGCATCGACGGCGAGGGCGCAACACGATCCGGCCCGGTCTTCACCTACGTCTGCCGGAAGGCGAGGGGAGACCGCAAAGCCGGGGACAGGCTACCGATCACCTACGAGGGGCTGAAGACGCAGTGGCGCCGGTCCCGGGAGGCTTCCGGGGTCACGAACTTCCGCTACCACGACAACCGGCACACCGCGGCGACGCGAATCCTACGGGCTGGCGGCAACCTCAAGACAGTGCAGGTCCTCCTCAGGCACGAGGACATCACCACCACGGCGAAGTACGCGCACGTCAACGACCACGACGTGCGGTCCGCGATGGAAGCCGCGGAGTCCCGGAAAACCCGATCCATTACGCCGAGTCCCGAAATAAGTCCCGAAATCGAGTCTGAGGTCGCAAAACGGCTGACAGCCAGCCCGAAGAAACAGTAATGATCTTATGGACTTGCAGGTGAGGGGAGGGGATCTAATGCGGCTTTGGCCCGCTTGTCCCAAACCAGATGCGCTACCAGACTGCGCTACACCCCGACACGCTTGCGCGTAGACGGGACGTACGGTTTCGAGGGGCAAATGGCAACCGGGCGAGGCGGGGATCAGGGCAACGAATACCGCCCGACGCCCTGATCGGGCCCCCCAGGGACCGGGAAGAGTCCCGCACCGCGTGCGGGGGACCTGCCCGTCCGCCCTCGCCGGCTCCCCCCCATTGCTGGACAGCGACGGTCGCGCGCTTCCACATCGCCCATGCGAACCGAATCGACGGAGCCGGGCATGAGCGACGCGAGATACCGCGCCCTGGAGGCGCGCATCGACGCCTTCGAGGGCGAGGTGAAACGCGCGCGGAACGAGATCCAGTGGGCGATCGCCCTGATGTTCGTCGTCCCGGTCGGGTTGCTGATCATCCTGCGCGTCTGGTCCTGA